TCACAACTATGGACAGAGATACACAAGGCGGCGGCAAGCCTACCCGCAAAGTCCACCCAAGCCAAAGGAAAGGCTACCAAGGGAAAGGCGCGAAAATCATCTCGCAAAAACACGTCGGGATCGGCCTCGTCGCAGACGACTTCCAAAACATCAGGAACCTCGCAAACATCCTCTCTCAAGAGATCACCAAAAGGGAGCAACTCGAAGAGCAACTCAAAAACCTCCGGGAAACGATCGAAGAAGTCTGCGAGATCGACCTCACGTAAAAAGCATGCTTTATCACCTAAAGAGTTATACCAAGGGGTCACGTACAATGACTTCATCAAGCAACGGCTCAAGAAGCCCGAATGGCTCGTGGAATCCATTTGGAGCGAGACTGCGCACGGTGTACTCGCAGGTGAACCCAAGACCTACAAGTCCGTCATATCTACCGACCTTGCTGTATCAATCGCATCCGGTACCCCCTTCCTCGGACAGTTCAAGATCCCGGCAACTGGTCCTGTTCTGATCATCCAGGAGGAGAACGACCCCGGGGAGTTCCAAGACCGTCTCAACCGCATAGCATTCTCACGTGGCCTACTCGGCTCCGGCTCGATGGATGGAGACTACATCACGCTCAACCCCGACGTAGAGCTACCAATCACCATCTACAACAACCAGGGCTTCGACCTCACCGACAAACGTTCATTCGCCTTCTTACGTCGCAAGTGTCGAGAACTCAAGCCTGCCCTGATAATCCTCGATCCATTCTACCTGATGACTCCAGGCGTGGACGAGAACTCTGCCGCGCAGGTTGGCCCGATCCTCTCACGCCTGCTCAAGCTCAAGCAGAACTACGGCGTCGGCATCCAACTCATACATCACTATCGCAAGCAGAACCTGGCCTCACCGATATATGGAGCCGCGCGTATGTCAGGTACCGGCGTGTTCCATCGTTGGTTCGAGTCTGCCGTGTACGTGGAACGTGATCCTAAGGTGGAAAACACCGTACGTCTCGTACCAGACCACCGAGGCCACGCACCGCAAGGCGCCGTCCGTTGTGCCTTCGACCTGGGTACCGACAGCGACTGGTACTACCACGTGGACATATCACGTGCCAAGTCCGACAAAGCCGAACAGCACACCAGATTGAAGAAACTCTTGGCCGAAGATCGCAAATGGACGATCAACGAGTTGAGGATGGAGATGGGGATGCAGTCCAGCAAGCCATTGCGTGAAATGCTACCAGACCACGGCTACACCGTCAAGAAGCTCACGTCAGGCAAGCGCGGACGGCCTGCTGAATATGTGGTATTTGGGGGCTGACTAATGGCAGTGAATCGCAAGCAAATCACCTTATGATTGCTCATTTGTTAAATAAAAACTCTAAGTATGTAAGAGACTTTATTTGTTAAATGAGGCTTCGCAAAGGATATCGCAGTCAGACGATAGTGCCCAATGCCACGTAAAAATGAACCCCATAAGCCAGAGACCGTGGAGTTGATCCGCACTAAGGTGACGGCGGCACATCAACGTGCGCGGGAAGCGGCTGTTGACGTGGTGCGTGAGAAGCGGTGTACGGCGTGTGGAGAGTGGAAACCCTGCCTGCCAGGAGAGGCGTTCAGCATGCGGAAACGACGTCTGGCAGACGGTACTGTCAACGTGTACCCGGCGGGCGAATGCAAGCGGTGTGCCAGCAAACGTGCAGCCAAGCACAGGGAGGGTCTTGGCCGGGAGGAGATGAGAAAGCGCGAAGTGCAGTACCAGCGCACGTACAGGACGAAGCTCAAACAGCGCGAACGACTGCCTCTCGAGCCCATCGCAGTGTTCCTGGAGGAGCGGGTTCACAGGCATGGTATGTCTGCCATCGAGACGGCCACGGGGATAGATCACAAGATCCTCGGGGACGTGATCGATCGAACGTACAAGTCCATAAGCCTACGCAAAGTAGATCGCATCCTAGTTGGGCTAAACTGTGTAGACCAGTTACACATACTATATCCGCAGGAGGGAGGGACATGACCATACACCGCACACCGCAAGAACGGCGACTACAGAAACTAGCCGAGGAGCTCGCGCCCTTGGTAAATGCACGTGAAAGAGTCAAGAACCTCTACGACGCAATCACTGCCGTGCAGGCAGACGACCTCGCAGCCAGCTACTTCACCATGAACGGTCGAATCTCACTGAACTCCGTAGGACGTGGGGCCGACAGGGTGGCAACCAAACTCGAAGAGGACATAGACGCCTATGGCAAAGAGGAGTAAAACGGTCGAAGGCATGACGCCCGAGGTTCTCCTTGAGCACGAGGAAGCCTGGTACAAACATCACGGCAACTGCACGATGATCGGTAGCTGGAGCGCCCGACTCAAAGGAAAGCGGCTCACGATCATCGTGTACAGGGTGAAACCCGAACCGAGGAAAGATCCTAAATATCACCTGCTCTCCCGCAAGGTGCGTACGCGTCTGGCAGTGGCCTACGGAGAACGGATGATCACCTCAGTGGATCTGGAGGACTGATGCCTACCCTGCTGATAGAAGGGAAGAAGGTCGGACTCTGTGATATCACCTGGAACAGGTCTTCGGGAGAGTTCGACATCCACAACATCCACCCACCTGTGTTGAGAGATCTCTTGTTGAAATCTGCCGAGATCCACATCGAACAGCAGAACAAACCAAAGAAACGTCGCAAATAACTACACGCCGCCTTAGCTCAGATGGTAGAGCACCGCACTTGTAAGGCGGGGGTCGTCGGTTCGATCCCGACAGGCGGCTCTTACAAAGGAGGTGAATCATGCGAGGCCGCTAAGAACGGCGCAGGGGACAGACGGAATTACTTTCAGCGACTACCCCCGTCTGTCCCCACTTCAACCCAACCACAGGAGAGAACGATGCCAAATTTGATGGAAGCAAAGGCAAAACTCATAGCTGCGGCTCTTAATATCGCAGCCGACCACGAGAGAGAAACGTACGAGAACCCGAGCATGGGATCCGACGCACAGGCAGAGTTGGACGCCGAGATATTCGACCGAGCCGTCGACGAGTACGTGGCTATAAAGGCGGTGGAAAAATGAAGCGACTGTACAACATCAGAAACTCCGAAGGTGGAGTGCTCGGACAGCTGGAGATAGAGCCCGATGGACTCGATCCTCTGAACCTCGTCCTGACTCCGATCGTGCAGATCGACAAGGACGTGGCTCCTGACATTGAAGCATTCCTCCTGTCGCCGCGTACCGAGCTGGATCCCAGGCCGAGGGAGACGGAGTGGCCCTACCGGCACCTGGGGTTCTGCGTGATAGATACCGGAGGACCCGACGTCAGGGAGACCCTCGAATTCGAGGAAAGAGGAATACTGTGACAGGCTGCGAAAAGAGACGGTATCGCAAGAGGATCCAGGAGAAGGATACCGTCATGCGGTTCATGCAGAGCAAGCGCGGTTATCTGCGGCCCTACTACCCGTTCGAGCATGCGGCAATGATGAAATGGTGGTTCAATGGCAGAGCCAGCTAAAGCCCAGCAGATCCGTACGCTGCGCGTCCGTCTAACGCTCTACACGGGGATGGTACTAAGCAAGGAGTGGGGTCCAGGAGAGGTACTGCCAGAGGGCCTACGGGGGCTTACAGTGCCTCCTACGTGGCTACAGAACCCGCACCGTAGAGAGCTACCCGACAACGTGACTGTACTGGAAGGTAATGTTGACTCGGGACACAGTTCAGACGCTGCTCACTGGATGGGGTTGGAGTGAACACGCGGCTGGTGGTTGTCAAGGACGGCGAAGAACTACCGGGGTTCTGTATCCGTGCCGGTGACCACGTAGTGCAGACTCACTACGATCACGGAGAGAAACTGATGACTGTCTACGTAGGACCCGAGGCCAAGTGGTGGAGGGTGATCTGGGAGAGGATGACTAGACGTGCCCACGTTTGAGAAGACCGTAGACGAGGTTTTCGTCGGTACCTTCAGCGGTAGGGAACTCGATCCTACCTGGAGATATACCGACGAAGCAGGCCACCGACACTACGCTGAAGGGAAGAACTACCCGACGCTCGAATGGTATGTAGATAGCATCGAATACTGCGATGAGTGCCAAGAAGATCACGAGAGCGGACACTGGGTCTGCCCCCTGTGCTTGGAGTCAATCAAGCCGGGAGAGCGGGCTGCGAAGCAGTACATACCCGGGATGGTTCACTACAAGATCGACGGCGTAGAGGTCGACGAGGACAAATGGCATGAGGAGTACGAGAAGGCCTATGGAGGCTAGACGACCGAAGCATGGGAAGCCGTCACAGATCTGGCAGCAGGATCACTCCGAATCGCGCACAGGGATACAGGTGATCGACAGGGGAGACCCGAAGGACGACATCAAAGGCGTCCCGTTCGGGTTCTCACGCGCTCTCTACCCAAGCACAGGTAGGACAGACGAGCTCGTGTCCGTCATCCCTCACGGATTCCCCGCATTCGGTGCAACGGTCTGGCCTGCCCTGTAGCTCTGTCTGCACCGCCCGTAGGACGCGCTGCGCGGCTTCTGCGCGCCTGCCGGAGAGGTACTGGTACTCCCGCCCTACAACGGAGGCCAGCGCCCGTAGGTGCCTGCTACGCATCTGTCGAGGATGGCCCCCGCTGCGGAGGTAGGCAGACTGCGCCGGGGAGAGAGTGCCGGACAAACCAACCACGAGGTCGACCTGTTCCTGTAGAGCGGTCTTCCCTGAGCGGCGTCCCCCGATGATTACCTTACTCACTTGTTGATCTCCTTCAAGGCTCTCTGAATAGCCAGCAGTAACCGGACAGTGCAGATCACTCCCCACAATGCCCAGGGAAGACTTATGAAGAAAGCTAGCTCCCAAGTCACTTGTTGATCCTCCGAATGCGAGCGTTGTGTTCATTCTTGTATTCGAGCCAGCAACGCGACTTGCTGTCGACGAACAGACGATGGCAGGCATCCCATTCGGTCTGCTTCGTGGATATCGGGGCAGCTGGGTTATGCCCTTCCACGACGTGCGTGTGGGGGTGGATGCCGGTGATAACCATGAACAGCGCTATCACGGCAACCAGTCCGAGGATGTTCCTCCAGAAGGCATATGCGAGTTTTACCAGCTTCATGGTTTTTCTCCTGACGTTGCTGCGCCAATCTCCTTGTCGGTGAGTCCGCTACCGAGAGGCTTCACGTTCAAAGCCGTGTGGTTCCACACCCTGCGTTGGCTGTAGGTCAGCCCCCACCACGTAGGAGGCGTCGTGTACTCTTCGCGCAGAGCGGCGGCCCGATACAGCGCGTATAGCTCGGATCCCTTCATCAGACTTGGCTGTCGTTGATGTCGTCTGCGCCGGGATGCTCTTCGGCTTCACGGAGCGCCTCGGAGTCCTTGAGCGGGATCGGATGTACCCCTCTCGCCATCTGATCCCATGCTCTACGATCTCCATCGGTGAGGTTCTCCCAACGGCGAATGCCGGACCAGCTGCCTTGATCAGCCTTGGCTTTCAAATAATGGGCGAATAGCTCGAATCCCTCCATGATGCCTCCTGTGTTGGCGTTACGTAGACGGTTACAGCTTACCACTCTGTGCGGTTTATTGCAAGCCTGGGGTAGGAGGGGGCGTTAGGTCTGCCCGTACCCCTGCACGGCCTCCCAGGGCGCTCCCTACGGCGCTGCTGTACTCCCTGCTACGTGCCTCCTTGGTCTGCACTCCCTTGTCCTTCATGAATTGCTCGTTGGCTGCTCTCTCGTTGCGAACAAGTTCCATCCCGTTGCCGGTGATCTGTTCTTCGCGCTCTGCCTGCAACCTTCTCACAATCACAGCAGTAGCACTATCGTAGAAGGCACGACGGAAGGAGCGGGGTTTAGGCTCGGGGAGTCCTTCGAGCTCAGATTCCTCCTTGGCGTGATCAAACCCCGAAGACGCCTCTCCTTCGAGCCACGGGATGAGCGCGTCGGACAGCTTGCGTACGAACGTGATGTTCTCGGGCCTGCCCACTAGGACTACTCTCCATTTGAAACGGCCTAGCTGTTGGAAGTACCCGTCCACGAAACACTGATGACCCATGAGGATTGGCAGTTTCGCCTTCCACTCTGCCGTGCTGCCCTGGATGATAAAGTCCTCGTCGATGATGTCACCCTTGGCAGAACGTCCCGAGACTTCACCCTCTTCGATGTTGTATTTCAACATCATCTCATGAGCACGGTGGGTGGCCAGCTCCCTCTCTGCCTCGGTGCCACCTCTGTCCTCGTCTGCCAGTTCCAGCAGCTTGGCGATACGCTCGATGATCTTTGCATCTGCCATCAGTTTTTCCTCCTGCGATTAACAAAGTATTTTGCCAGCTCGTCCATCGCGCTTTTGAAATCTACTTCGTCGAACAAGTCTTCCGAGACTTTGTGAATGTATTGCCCCCGGTCTTCTGGAGACCCCCCGGACTTGAATCGCGGGCTCGAATTCCAAAAAGCACTTTGAACATCATCAAAGACGATCTTGGCGTATTTCTCTCTCCACTCACCAGGATCCTCCCCGGTAAGAGTGAAGATCATTTCCCTACAGAGTTCACCGAACTCCCGAATCTTCGTCTCCTTGAAGTCCGCTTCCGCACACTCGAGGATCAGCTTCCATCCATGCACCGTAGGGGGATCACCGTCGGCAGCAGCGTCTGCGATGTAACGAAGCTCCAGGTTCCTCTCGGTCCACGGCTCGTGCTCTTCATCCTCCCAGAGCAACCCGTCGATCCAATCCCGTACCTCCATCGTGAATGCGAGGATTTTGCCGTCGGGCAGTTTTGAAAGAGGAGGGCCATCGGGGGTCATCGATTTTACCTTCCGGAGTATTCGCGGTTCTTTCGCAGGGCACCTTCGAGGTTGGCAACTTGCTCACCGAATTCCCCCACGGCGCGCTCGAACGTCTGCGCTGCCTCCAGCTGAACGTTCGCTATCTGTTCCCACCGCTCTGCTTCTTTTTCCCACTCAGTAAGACGTTTGCTAGCGTCATGCGTGAACGTGTCGGCCCCTACCCTCTCGTCGAGTGGCTTGCGAGCCTGCTCTGCTGCGATGTCTTTAGTGGTGTGGCCTTGTTCAGCGGGGGTGCGGGGGTCGGTGCCTTCCATGTCCTGCCTCCTGTGGTTAGGTTGTGCATAGGAGGCAACAGTATAGCGCCTCTACAGCAAATACCGCAGGCACGTAGAGGCCAGAGAAAAGGCGCCCCGAAGGACGCCCTTTCCCGCCGACGTGTAGGGGGAGGCTACTCGTCGTCCTCGTCCTCGTCGTCGTCCTTGGCGCTGGCCTTCATCGCCTTGACGATCGCTTTGGCTTCGGTTTTGTTGAAGGCGTACCGCCCGAGCTCCTCGTCTTTGGGGAACTTCTTCTTGTTCGCCTTTTTGCGGAGGAACAGACGGACGCTGCGAGCGTCGGTGTCTGCCATCTCTGCGACGTCCTGCGCGGACAGCTTGCCCTTGGGCATCTCCCGCGGGCCGGTCGGACCCCGTTTTTTCGATTTGGACTTGGTTTTGGATTTGGACTTTTTGCCTTTCCGCTTTTTCGCGGGCGGCTCGTCCTCCTCCTCGTCCTCGTCCTCCTCCTCTTCGTCGTCGTCCTCCTCGACGTCGTCCTCGTCCTCGTCCTCAGGCTCTTCGTCCTCCTCCTCGTCGTCCAGGTCGTCGAGGCCCTCAAGCTCCTCCAGCTCCTCCTCTTCGCGCTTCTGCTTCGCGCTCTTTTTGGATTTGCCGCGTTTTTTGGTTTTGGTAGCCATCTTGAATCCTTCCTTTGGTTCATTTAGTGGCGTGACACTTACTGCGGTGAAGACTGCAAGCCCTTTGCTGGTGACGAAGAACTCCCTCTTGGCGTCGGGGCGCTCTACCGAGTTTAACACGACCTGCTTGGTGGGGTGTTTCTTGCTCCGGTAGATTGCGGTCCACTGTGGACAGAGTAGCACGTCCAGCGCCGTGGTCATGCCGCCCTCCTGGAGTAATACTTCCTCGCTACCCGTGCGATCTTCTCGGCCTCGGCTTGCGTGAAGGCATAGCGACCCCCGCGTTTGCCTATCTTCTTGATTCGCAGGAACTTACGAATTTCGGTAGGCTGAAGGTCTGCCAATTTCGCTACGTCTTTCGCGCCTAGGCCTTGGAATCTTGCGGGCTTACCGTTTTCCGGTGCTACGTAATCGGAGCGACTGCGACGCTCTTCACGTTTCTGCCTCTTCACCTCGCTTTCTTTGCGGGTCCATTCCGCGAAGAGGAGGGCCGACTGAGCTCGAGCCTTGTCTCTGCGTTCGTCCCCGGTCAACCCTTCTTCGATGAATTCTGCGAGGAACTTTCCCTTTTCACCTAAGCCTGCCATCTTCGTCCGTTGCTTTTCCGACAGGCGCCTCGGGTGAACTCGGAAGATGCGCGTTGCGGTCTTGGGCAGTTTCCTGGTGACGTGTTTACCGCGTACCTCTTTGGAGTAACCTCCTCTCACCAAAGGGTAGGTTGCCCCACCGACCAGAGCCACGCCGGTGTCCATAGGTATCTCTGCTGCGGTGACGATCTTGTAGAGATCCGGTCGTCGTTTCCTCAGCACAGGGGGCGTTACCAGCGTGCGTTTGCCCTCCCGCAGGATCAGGTATATCGCAGTGCTGCCGCTCACCTGCCCCGGAATTACGTGGAGTTTTATCTTCGTAAGGTCCATCAGTCGCAGATCCTTCCGTTCCACTCCTGGGTCCCTACTTCACGCTTACCGATCCAGAAGCGCCACTTATCCACAACCCTGCCGGTGACTACTATCGTCCAGGTTCCTGGCTGACAGTTGATTACGGCGTGGCGCCACTCCTTCCCCCGGTAGCGGACGGCGGGGGCACGAACGTAGTCGGTAGGCCTGCCCTCCCCTACATCGTCGTACCCCCCTCTCAATACCAACGTGAGGAAGCTCCACGGATGTTTGTGCTGGTACTCCTCGGGATCACCTTTGACCCAGTGGTGTAGACGAACGCTGAAGAGGCTGCCTACTTCGATCTTCCACCTGCGAAGATCGTTGCACTTGAAGTGCTCTGCATTGTGAAACTGCACAATTGCCATCTGTCCTCCTTTGTAAGACTGCGGTGCATAGGGTGCGGGCATACTAACAGCTTTTACAGATACCCGCGCTTGCAGGACTTTTGCAGCTACAGCACGGGTTAGATGCCTAGTAGGTATAATTACCGCAGCAACTACAACCAGGAGGACACACATGGCAGAGAAAGCCACAAAACAGATAGTCATCAAGCTCGAACACGAGAAAGACACGAAAAACAAGGGGCGTTATAAAGAGGTCGGGGGCGCCAAGACGATGGGATACGCCTACGTCGACCTCAAGGAGCTGGAGAAGATCGGCAACCCGGAAAAGATCACCCTCACGATAACCCCCGCGTGATGGAATCCCAGTCACAGATAGAAACCAGCTGCGCAGGCTCACGTTACTGGGCTCAGGCCCGACACCACGAAGTGGTGGAGCGTGAGAGACGTCGACGCTATCTCCAGTACGTGTCGATCCCTGGGGTGATAGTAGGTGTAGCAGGGATGGTCCGTTACGTGACGCTACCCTACCCCGCTGCCCACTGGTACATCGGCCTTGCGTCGGTCATCGTGGTGGCCTTCTTCCTGTGCTTGCCCTCGGGTATGGCACACCGTTCATGATGGCTCTCTACCCGGTAGGAGAACGGGTCATGGCCGTGGAGGCTCCCAGCGAGAAGAAGCTGACCAGCGGGCTTATCCTGCCTGCCTCCTTGGAAGGGATCAAAGTAGCAATCATCGAAAAAGTAGGTATAGGTCTGGCGCTTGAGGCACTGGATCTCTCTGCGGGTGACGTCGTCTACTACATGGAGGCAAGCGAGCACAAGATCAAGGACAAATTGATCATCGAGGCTGCATACATCATCGCAATAGAGAGGCTTGACTAGATGGATATTTATGTCGCGGGCAAGACGGACGATTGGGAACGCGTCCGTCGGGTCCAGGAATCATTGGTCGAGGTTGGTCACATGATTACCTACGACTGGACTGTCAACGTCGAAGATGACGTAGACATGGGGTTAGAGGCAGACGAGAGAACGCGCCGTGAATGGGCAGACGATGATCAGCTTGGGGTGAAAAGGGCAGATACCGTCATCTTCATGGTTGAATCAGAGGGTCTATCAGGAACCCTGATCGAGCTGGGGATGGCTCTGGCCTACGAAAAGAACGTTATCGTCGTAGGGATACCAGAGCGTAACTCCGTCTTCTTCTCCCATGCTCTGATTACGGAAGTTCCCCACGAGGATGACATCCTCTCGGTTCTCCCCGAGTAGTGGCAAAGTACAAATTTAAGACCAAGCCCTATACCCACCAGATAGAAGCCCTCAAAGTGCTCCTCCGCAACCGCGGGGGGGCGCTATTTATGGAGATGGGAACGGGTAAGAGCAAGGTCTGTATAGACTGGGTAGCCGCGGAAGCCGTACGCCTCGACGAGCGCGCTCCTGGCGTACGCTGCCTAATTACGTGCCCCCTGTCTGTAGTGGGGGTCTGGCCAAAAGAGATCGCTAAACATGATCCCTTTGCCGACAACGACTACATGGGCGCTGAATACCGGATAGTCAATTACGACAAAGTCTGGCGTCCACACGTCTACGACGAACTGGTTGAATGGCTCTGCGAGGTTCCACCCGAGAAACGTCTGATTATCGCAGACGAGAGCCACAAAATCAAAACCCACTCCAGTCGTAGATCCAAGGCCATGCACAGGCTGGGGCACTACACCGAAAAGAAGGTCATCGCGTCGGGTACTCCAGTGACCAACAAGAACACGTTGGATCTGTTCTCGCAGTTCAAGTTCCTCCGTGAATCGATCTTCGGTACCCACTTCGACCACTTCAAGCAAAAAGTCGCAGTCTTCAAGTGGAACAGCCCGGTCATACACAGGTTCAAGAACAAACGGTGGGTGCGTAAGAAGACGAAGCATCTTGTCTACCGCATCAAGAAGGACGAATGCCTCGACCTTCCTCCACGTACCCACGAGATCATCCCTGTGTTCCTGGAGCCACAGGCGCGCAGAGTGTACGATCAGCTGGCCGAGCAGGCTATCACCGAATGGGCCGGGATGGAGGTAGAGGCGCCCCACGTTCTTACGCGCATGATGCGCCTGTCTCAGATAACCGGTGGGTGGCTGAAGGGAGACGAAGGGTACCGGAAGATCAGCAACGTCAAGATCGAGAAGCTCAAGGAGTTGCTCGACGACTTCCAAGACAATGAACGCCAAAAGCTTGTCATCTATGCCCGGTTCAAAAAAGAGTTGATAGACATCCGAAAGGCGGTGAAAGAGACAAACCACTACTACGTCTTGACCATCCGAGGCAAGAACCGTAAGCGCCGAGAGCGCATCTACGAGGCGTTTGAGGCTATCGATCTACCTACTGTGCTGGTTGTGCAGCTTGCTACCGGCTCGGAAGGTCGTAACGAGCTCGTGGTAGCTCGGGAGGCAGTCTTTTTCTCCCACGATCAAAGCATGGTGCATTTCCACCAAGCACTAGATCGACTCCACAGGCCGGGCCAGTTACATAAGGTCACGTATTACCATCTACTAGCAGATCTGACGCAGGATCCTCTAATCCTCCTAGGGTTACGCGAAAACTTCAGGGCAGCTGAGATGGCCTTAAAGTACCCCAAGATGCTACATTCTTCAGCAGACACAGCACAAGTACAGGAGAGGCGACATGGCAAGAAAAAAAGGGAAAAAGCAGGGCGGCGGAAAGAAAAAGCCGAAGTTCGTAGGGGACGGTGAGGTTGCACAACTGCGACCACGCCGACGCATGCCGCATGTATCACAGGAGTACGCAGAGCTTGGCCACCCGGACGTCGCGTTCGAGCTGGTGAAGGGGCTGCGCCCAAGACATCGATTTGCAACCATAGGCACGGAGGTACGCCCAGCATGATTATCGTAGAGGGTCCCGATGGGGCCGGCAAGACCACGCTAGTAGACAGTCTCGTAGGGGACTTGATGCTTGACAAGGGGAAGCGAGCTACCAAGGATCGCAACAAGCTGTACGAGGTCACGCGCCAGGACACCTACACCGCGCTGGCCAAGGGGGTAAAAGGCCACAAGAAACCGCTGATCTGGGACCGTCTGTTCTTCAGCGAGATGGTCTACTCCCCGCTGGTAGGTAGAGCCTGCGAGTTCTCTGCGGAGGAGCAGGTCTTCGTCAAGAAAATTCTGTCAACCCTAGCGTGTCCGATCATCATGTGCCGTCCCACGTTGGACGTCGTCGAAAAGAACGTCCTAGAGGCCGACCAGATGGAGGGCGTGAAGGAAAACGTCCGAGGCATCTACAACGCCTACGGTAGTGTGGCAGAAGATATGCCGTGGCTTATCTGGTATGACTACACCGAAGAGCTGACCGGCAAGGGATCCTTCAAAACCTACGAGGAGATCGTCTTCGCAATCGAGCACTACATGACCCATCGGTCAGTCAGGAGCTGGTAACACTATGGACTGGCCTACTTTGGTCGAAGAGCGGAATGAGTGGGTGAAGCACAACTTTCCGGTGCCCACCGTCCCCAATCCTGGAGAGTCGATCCTCGGTGTCATGGAGGAGGTAGGGGAGCTATCCCACGCCTACCTCAAGTCCGCGCAGAACATCCGCGGTGACAAGGATAAACACGAAGCCGACGCCAAGGATGCGGTGGCAGATATCACCATCTACCTCCTCGGTGTGATGAATATCTACGGCACTCCTCCCCCCAAGCACTACCTCAGAATCGACACGCGGGACACGTTCGAGGCCATGATGATCCTCGGTAGGGCCGTGGGAGAACTCTGCTCCTCCAGTGCAGCGATTCCTGACCTCTACGCAGTAGAGAAAGTCGTCTGTGCTTGTGAAGAGATCTGCAAGCACTCCGACTGGGACTACGAAGAACTCGTCATCAGAACGTGGGAAGAGGTCAAGAAGCGAGATTGGGCCGCCTACCCGGAGACCGGACTGCCACCGGAGACGAAGACGGTCAACCTCTAATGCCAGAGGCAAATCTCCAAGACCTCTGGCACGTTGCCTGTGAGGATATGCTGTACGCGGAGAGGGGTGACGCCCACATGAACGGCGTCACCTCTTTCCAGTTCGGCAAGCAATTCAAATCAGACTCGATGGATTTCGAGTTCGACCTCGGCAAGGAGCTATGGCTCACCAAGTCGCGCTTTACGTCTCTCAAGCGCGACTACATCGATCCCACTCGCCTGGCCTACTTCTTCAAGCAGGTGGAGGAACTTCCACACAGGAGGGTGGCTACTGCACAGATGATCTGTAGGATCAAGGGAGAGCGCAGCCACGGAGACAATTGGGTCAGCTACAAGTGGGGAAACTGCATCCTCGGGTTCTCGTTCCGTTCTGAACCAGAGCCCGAAATGTGCATGTACGCACGAACGACGCTTATCACTCGAATGGGGGGGATGGATCTTGCACTTGCCTACGTCCTGGCGAAGTACGTTGCAGACATTCGCGAGGAAGACGTTACGGACTACAAATTCACATGGTACGTCGGCACCCTCTACCACTCGTCCCTCCATGCCATGCCCTACTTCTACTCGCATGGACATCACCTCAACATGTACGACTGGGACGCACATGACTACCCTGTGCTGGGAGCAATGCACAGGCAGCTGGAGTACAACGATCGGCTAGACAAGGAACAACGTATCATCAAACATGGTACCAGGGAGCGACTACGCAAGCAGCGCCGCAAATTTCAGGCAGACGAAGATGCCCAGATCGCGGTGCCCTGCCCTGTCGACTCCCTGGACCTCGAGAATCTGGAGGGCAAGCGATGATGAACTATGGAAATCACCCAATGCCAGGAATCCTGCGTTGGTTACGAGAGGATCTACTAGCCGCCCCGGAGGCAGACGTCAAAGAAGTCCACTCCCAAGACATCGCAGGAAAACCCGAGTACGTCACGAAGGAGCTGGAGAATGTCACCTTCCAGACGTTGCTGCCCAGTGAAGCAGGAGATCTCGCAGCCATCACCGGGGCGAACTTGCCGTGGGCAGAGGATCACTTCTTGGAGCGCGTCAGTGGCAAACCTTGGAACCCCCCGCCCTCGGCGTCCTGGTGGCCCTACGCACAGAAGGGACACGAAAACCACGTAGACGAGAACGAACAGTTCTCTCACACCTACCCCGAGAGGTTCTGGCCCAAACACGCTGACCTTCCCCGGGGGAGAGAACACCACGGAATCCGTTATCGGTACGGGGACCTGGCAGACGTGGTTTCCCAGCTGCACAGGAACCCTGCAACGCGCCAGGCATACCTGCCCGTCTGGTTCCCAGAGGACACCGGGGCGCTCCAGGGACAACGCGTACCCTGCACCCTCGGGTACCACTTTCTCATCCGAGGCAACAGGCTCAACGTCACCTACTTCATCCGGTCGTGCGATTTCATGCGTCACTTCCGTGATGACGTCTATATGGCAGGGCGTCTCGCGCAGTGGGTATGCAACGAGCTCGTCCAGCGTGAGGGACCCGATGACCTCCCTGTACCACAGGGGTTGGTTGTAGGCCATCTGATCATGCACATCGTCTCCATGCATATCTTCAAGGGCGATGTCCCGCTACTCGAAAGGCAGCACTCATGAGACCTACCCGCGGAGAAATATTCATGCGCGCTGCGCATCTGTTCGCAGAACGCTCTACCTGCGAACGTGCGCACGTAGGAGCAGTCCTCGTGGCAAACAAACGCATCATCGCGCACGGCTACAACGGGGCGCCTCCCGGTATGCCCCACTGTACCGACGTAGGCTGCGAGGTACTGGACCAGGGCTGCCAGCGCACGGTACACGCAGAGGCAAACGTCATAGCCTACGCGGCCAGGGCAGGCATCCCTACCGAGGGGTCGTTCATGTTCTGCACCCACTCCCCATGTCGCAAATGCATGGAGCTGGCCTCCTGTGCTGGGGTCGTGGAAATAATCTACGACAAGAAATACCGGGCTACCCCATTCGAGCTCGCACCGGCAATGGGAATCATCCTCGTAGGGGCGGAGGGCGTCGATGCCAGAGATGAATTCTAACGCCGAGGATTCGATGGAGGGCTACGTCGGCCCTGGACGGAAACAGATGCCTACCGACAGAGAGGGGCTCACTCACCGGGTAACCATCGGGGGGATGCAGGGTTACATCACGGCAAACCCGCAGGAAGACGGGACGCTCGGGGAGATCTTCATCCACGGGTTCGGCCAGCTCGGTAGCACCAATGCAGGGTGGACCAACGCGTTTGCGATCATGGTGTCGATCGGCTTGCAGTACGGAGTAGAACTACCGATGCTGGCCCGCAAGTTTGCCCACATGAAATTCGATCCGATGGGTGAAACCGACAACCCCGATATCCCACACTGTCAGTCGATACCCGACTACATCTTCAAGTGGATCGCTCTGCACTACGGGGATGAGAAACTCCAGGAAGAACTCCGCAAGATCGACGAGGAGTTGGGTAGGTGAGCTTCCAGGACAAGATCAGGAACCCGAGGTGTGAGCTATGCCCGATGTACGAGGAGGCTGGGCACGTCTGCCTGATGGGGGAGGGGACGCGCAAGGCGGAAATAGTAATCGTCGGGGAGGCGCCAGGAGCACAGGAGGATGAAGAAGGGCGTCCGTTCGTCGGATCCTCGGGGCAACTGCTCACCAAGATGTTGAAAGAACACGCAGGCATCGACCGCAAAGACTGCTATATCACAAACGTTGTCAAGTGTCGGCCACCTGACAACGCTACTCCCGGCAAAAAGGACATCAAGGTTTGTGTGGAAGAGTACCTCGTAAAGGAGCTGGAAAGTGTCAAGCCAAAGTGGGTCCTCACGCTCGGGAACTCAGCTCTACAGGGAGTTCTTGGAAAATCAGGCATTACTAAGTACCGGGGGAGTCGGGTTAGAGTGGGAGACTTCACTGTTTTCCCCTCGTTCCACCCGGCGGCGGTTCTTAGGAATCCGCGTTACGAGCACGAGCTTATTGCTGACTTGCGGAAGTTCGGAGAAATGGTTCGGGGTGAAGATAACTCTCCGACTACGAAGATTAAGATCATCCGCACTAGATCTCAGCTCAAGTGGTTGGGAAAAACTCTCAGCGCAGCCCCCGGATTCACGTACGACATAGAGACAAATTTCCTTCCTTACTTCGACCCTGACTTTCGGATAGTCTCTATCGCATTCTCTCTCAAAGCAGGGGAGGCTATCGTCGTCCCTGTCTTCCACGATGAATCTCCGTGGAAGGACCCAGCACAGGTAGTCAACTGGCTAGGGAAGTATATGAAGATGCCCAAGGCAAAGCACGTCGCACACAACGGCAAGTTCGACGCACAAGGCCTCAAGAATTATGGTGTGGAGACTACGCAGACGTTCGACACCATGCTCGCTGCGCATATGCTCGACGAGAACAGGTCGAAGGGATTGAAGAATCTCTCACAGATCTACTTGCAGGCGGACGCGTATGGTCTAGGGGACGAGCTCAAAGACGCACACGAAATTCCGCTCAAGAAACTGGCTCTCTACAACGGACGTGATACCGACTACACGCTCCGGCTCTACGAGAAAATGAAGAAAGAACTCACCGAAGAGCCGAGGGTTGCTCGGGTATTTTCACGTCTGATGATGCCAGCATCCAACCACATCGTCAACGTAGAGAGACGCGGTGTGCAGATCGACAAAAATCGTTGGGTAGAGCGCAGCCAGATAGTCGTAAATAATGTGAAGAAGATCGAAGCGGCCATGATGCCCTACGTTCCCAAGCACATGCGCGCTGACATGAACTTCAACTCCCACCCTAAAGTGGCCAAGTGGCTCTTCGAGGAATGTGGGTACGAGGTACTCGAAGAGACCGAGAAAGGCGCTCCGTCGTCGAAAGAGTCCGTCCTACTACAGATGCAGGACTACAGCCGAGAGGCAGCGATACTTCTCAAACATCGTAAATGGTACAAGTACATGAGCACGTACTTCAAGCCGTGGATAGAGCGCTCCGACAGCAACCTCAAGATCCATCCCCAATACAAACTGTATGGCACTGTTACTGGGCGCCTCTCCTGTGTTGAACCCAACTTGCAACAGGTACCTAGAGAGCCCTTCGTCCGTAGCGTCCTCGGCGCCTCCCCAGGCCATGTGTGGGTAGAGGCAGACTACTCACAGGCAGAGCTCAGGATCGCGGCAATGCTGGCAAACGAGAAGCGCATGCTACGGATGTTCCAAGCCGGCGAAGACATCCATCTCAACACTGCGGCAGAAGTAACCGGCAAATCGAAAGGCTCGATCGAGAAGGAGGAGCGGAAGAAAGCCAAGGCGGTGAACTTCGGGTTCCTTTACGGCATGATGCCTAAAAAATTCGTCACGTATGCGCGTGACAACTACGGAGTAGTGGTAACTCTTGCAGAGGCTACGAGGGTCCGTGAAAGGTTCTTTGCTGCCTACCCTGCCTTGCACCCCTGGCACGAGCGCCAGAAGCGTCTAGCGCACCGCTACAAGCGCGTAAGCAGCCCCATAGGCAGGGTAAGGCACCTGCCCGATATCGATAGCCACGTAGATGGCATTCGGATGGACGCAGAGCGCCAGGCGATCAACAGTCCTGTACAATCCCTGGCATCGGACTTCACGCTCCTGGCGATGATCCTGCTGGAGGAACAAGGCATCCCTGTGGTGGGTCTTATCCACGATGCTCTGGCCTTCGATATCCCAGAAGACAAACTTGAGTGGGCACTGCCTATCATCAAACACACGATGGAAAACCTGCCGCTCAAGACGCTGTTCTACTTTGAAGTAACGGTACCTATCGTGGTAGATGTAAAGATCGGCTCTCATTGGAGCGACCCAGAGTCTAAGGAGTGGAGCGGATGACACCAAGAGAGAAGCGAAGGCTACGCAAGATGCGGGAGCTTATCGGAATCGATCTGGTTGCAGGTGCCCGGTCGCTAGAATCTACCGTCGGCTTTACCTCCGATAAGGGTTTGATTAACCGTAAATTTCTGACTAAAAAAGAGAAGCGCGTACTCGACAAAGCACAGGATCAGCTATCCGAAGGAGCTCACCTACTCCGCGTTCTAGGAAATCACCTGGAGAATCCAAAACATGAGAGTCAGTAATTCAAAAATCAAGACGTGGAATCGCTGCCACAAACAGTTCGAGTTCAAGTACATCATGGGCTTGCGCCCCAAACAGCGGAAGTTCCACCTAGAGCTGGGTAGCTGGGTCCACGATCTGCTGATGACTCGTGCAGACGGAGAGAACTGGAAGGCCAGGCACCGGATTCTCAAAACCAAATTCGACAACCTCTTCGAGGAGGAGAAAGAGGATCTCGGGGATCTGCCAGCAGAAGCGAAACGCCTGTTCACCTCTTACCTGCGGACCTACAAAAAGATCGATGTAGATCACAGGGTCATCGATACCGAGATGGACGAAATCATCACCCTGCCGAGCGGTCATGAATTCAACTTCATCATCGACGAAATCTACGAAGATGCCGAAGGTCTGTGGCTGAGGGACCACAAAACCGTCTCGAAGTTCATGCCCAAAGACTTCATGCTATTGGACGCTCAGCTGACGCGGTACTTCTACTGCGCCGAAAAGATGGGCTACACTCCGCTGATGGGGGTAGAGTTCAACGAGATCAGGACGAAGGCTCCTACCGTCCCCCACCGGAACAAAAACGGTCGGCTGTCAGAGGCGAAGAACATAGACACCGACTACTGGACGTACCTGGCTGCCATCAAGGGACTCGAACAGGACCCGAAGACCTACAAGGAAACCCTACGTCGTCTGTGGGAACAGGATGAAAAGTTCTTCCGCCGCTCTCGTCTCCCGAAGGATCAGCCTGTCACGGAGACGATGATGGCAGAACTCGATGAGTGCATCGTCGAGATAGAAGACGCCAAAGCTTACCCGCGCAGCCCGGACAAGTCCTGTGAATGGATGTGCGACTACAAGGATCTTTGCATCATCGACTTGCATGGAGGCGACATAAGCAAGACCATCAAACACAGATACGAGACGCGGAAGCGCAGTAGAAAGGATGACGAGTAATGGACTACGCAGCGGAACACAAACGCGCCGAGGAGAACGCCCGCCAGATGGGCAACGCTACTGAAGACATCGAAGTCGGTGAGGGAGAGACGGTATCGGAGGTCTCGATAACTCGCAAGGAAAAAGAACGCGAAGAGCAACTGATCGAGGCAGGCATCGACACCCTAGGCCAGTTCATGGGTCTGATGGTAGACATAGCCCAGAGCCTCGACGAAATAAGGATGTCATCAGAAAATGCCTGACCGTGCAGAACAGATCAGTAAAAAACTACGAACCGCACTCCGAGAGGAGGCGCGTGAAAAGAACAACCTCAATTCATCCGTGTCTCTTGGCGTCCAGAAAACTCACGCCAGGAAGTACGTCGAGGCTCATCTCAAGGTCAAAGCTCTACGGACGGGACTCATCACCGAGCTAGGTATCGAGGAGCCGAAACTCGAAGACCTGTTGGGAGACGGCGATGGCCAAGAGACGCAAGCGTAGATTAAAGTCATCACAGGTTGCCAGCCAGATCAAAGATGTCGGAGAAGCCAACCCCTACGTCAAGATTCTGGTCTATGGCCGGAATGGAAAAGGTAAGACTAGGTTCGCAGCCTCAGCTCCGAAACCTCTTATCATCGACATCAACGAGAAGGGCACCCGATCGGCGCGCAGCTTCAAAGGCGCGAAAGTCATCGAGGTAAGTAACTGGTTCGATCTAGGAGCCATCTACTGGTACCTCAAGAAGGGTGACCACGACTTCCAGTCGGTAGCCATCGACACGCTCACGGCCTTGCAAGCCCTGTGTATGGAACAGGTGCTTTACGAAGGATTCGAGCGGGACTCTACGCGCGATCCTAAAACCCCTACGCAGCGGGACTGGGGGAAGACGGCAAACCTGATGAAGGAGGAAATTCTCAAATTCAGGAACCTTCCCATGAACGTAATCTTCACCGCACAGGAGAGAGTCACCGGTGACCCCGAAGAGGGAGAGCCGATCCTTGTGACGGTAGACCTACCCAACGGCGCGCGTGTCCCTGCCCTAGGAGCAGTGGAGGTAGTAGGCCGCGTCTACAAGAAACAGGTGAGGAACAAAAAAACCAAAAAATCGAAGTGGGAGTTCCGCATGCTTGTCGGTGACCATGAGGAATATGACACCAAGGACCGAACGTTCTCCTTGGGGCATATCCTGCGGGAACCGTCTGTACCCAAGATCATCAAAGCATCAATCGAGGAGTAGATACAGTTGGCTAAAAAACGCCGCAGCAGTAAATCGTCCGGTAGTGCTGATGTCTTCAACATCGACTTTTCCAAGGAAGTCGAGGGTGGTGGAGGCGGAGTACGCGTCCCCGAGAACGACTACAAACTGAAGATCCTCAAACTCAAGAAGATCAGGGCGTCTGAGAAGGACACGCCCGGTATCGCAGTAACGGTGAAAATCGTCGAGGGCAAGTTCGCCGGTAAAAAACTCACCGACCGGCTCTGGATCACGCCGAAATCTCTCTGGCGCCTGCGCTCCTTGCTCGAAGCTCTGGGCATGGAGGTCCCGAAAAAAGCCCTCAAACTCCCGGCGAAAAAAATCGTCGGAAAAGAAGTCGGTGCCACGATCATCGACGACGATCCATACAACGGACGCATCAAGTCGAAGATCGGAGACTGGATCGACCTCGAGACTCTCGCAGACCTCGATGACGAGGACGAAGATGAGGATGAGGACGACCTCGACGAGGACGGGGTAGACGAGGACGACGAAGAGGAAGAAGACGAAGACGAGGAAGACGACGAGGATGAGGATGAGGATGAGGACGACGAGGACGAAGATGACCTCGACGAGATGGACCGGAAGGAACTGAAGGCCTACATCAAGGAGAACGAACTTGATGTAAAGATCACCAAGAAGATGGACGAGGACGACATCCGGGAGGCAATCTCCTCTGCGGGTGACGAGGATGAGGATGACGACGAGGACGAGGACGAGGACGACCTAGACCTCGACGAGCTCTAAGGAGTAGGCGATGAATGAGTCGGACATAACCAAAAAAATGGTAGCTCGGCTCAAGAGTCGGGGAGCCTGGGCACGGAAGATCCATGGAAACATGTACACCGCCGGGCTTCCCGACATCATCGCCTGCTATCGCGGGTGGTGCCTAGGGCTAGAGGTGAAGAAACCAGGACGCGAGAAGACGCTGACCGAAATGCAGGCGAAAACGCTCGGACGAATCGAGGAAGCCGGAGGCTACGGGCAGATGGTAACCACAGTAGAGCAGGTAGATGACATCCTAGATGCCATCGACGACATGGAGGACAACCCCTGATGCCTAGACCTACCGATACCCGCAAGGCACGCGGGACGCGCCGAGAACGGGCCGATATCCTGCAAGGGCTAGAGAGGGGGACGGTGCAGATCGTGGATCTCATAAAGGACCCTGACCCCTGTGTGCAGACCGCAGACCTGTGGGATGTCCTGATGCGTACTCCAGGCCTCGGACGCAGCGGTATCAAACGCGTCTGCCAGCAGTCGATGGTCTGGCCGCACGAAAAGATCGGTGATCTCTCGGTCTTCGAGAAGCGTCGCATCATCGACTGCCTACCAGAGAGGATGAAATGAATAAGACACTGCACGGAAAATTTCTGGTTATAACCAAAGACGGTAAGACTCACATCTGTCGAAGTATAGAGTTATACCCAGTAAACGGGGGCTGGCTATGTCTTCAAGCTTTCGAGTACCCGGAGTCTCATAACGACCCCCAAGACCCGACTAGAAGTCTCTCCATCCCCTTTACCAACATCGAGGGAGTCTGGGAAGTAAAATGAGACTTGACGAGGACGACATCGCGTTCCTCAAGATGCTCGAGAAACTGGACGAGTTCGAAGAGATAATCGCTGCCATCACAGGGAGGCCTTGGAGGCATCCGTTCAAGTGGTGGCAGGCGCGCAAGATGCTCGCAGGCATCAAAGAGTTCCGCCAAGAACTCCAAAACAAAACCCCCCCACCGCCGAAGCAGTGAGGGGGCAGGAGGACGAGGGATGACTACCTCGTCTTCGACTACAACTTCCGCAGGGGAAGCGCAGCCGAAGCTTTTTTCGCGTTTTCCAGCGCCTTGACTTTAGCCACGGGCGTGACTTTCATGCGCTGTACTACCGCGCCGCCGATGATTATCAAGTCGACGACCAGGGTTTCGACGGTGCCGGTTTCCAGGACGATGCCAGCCTTGGCAAGTCCGGACACAATCACGACTGCAAGCAGCGCGATGAGTGATACCGGCTCTTCTTTGATCAGACCTTGTTTCATCTACTTCCTCCTTTAGTGAACGAAAAAGTGCGGCTTCAGCCTGCTCTCGTCGAGGCTACGTCCCATCGACAAGTCGGTCCACTGCGTGGCGTCACACTCTGTGGCGTAGCCGCAGGACTTCGGGCCACAGATATGCGGGTGGAAGGTGTAGTGCGCGCTCCACAGCAGGAATTCATTCCGCTTGAATCCCGAGTCCAGCATTACCGTCAGGATCTCGGGCATCAGGCTGATGCTGCCGTAGAGCACCGGGTAGAGGTCAGGGTGGCGCTCTAGCATCCCGCGGACCCAGTCGGGTGCCTGTGCCGGGACAGCGTCTCCCGTCTCTATATCGAGGCACCGTGCGTGCCCCCCGGCGTTGACGGCAATCGACAGCTTGTGGGCATCGGGGAACTGGTCTACTACCTCAGGCCACGTTTCGTAATTGCCGTTGACGTAGCCTGCCACCGCAGGTGCCTTGCCGGGAATCAGTTCGAGAGAGACGTCGTCGAACATGACTTTCGGAGCCTTGCGCAGACGCTCTCTCTCCCTATGAGAGATGGCGGCTTTCAGCTGGCGAGCTCGTTTGCCGGCGTGCTTCGCCTCTTTGGCGTGGCCCCGTAGGTGATCCTCTTTCCACAGCTTGTGTTGACGCCGGGCCGCGCGCCTCTCTCGTGAGTATTCTTTCTCCAACTCTTTCAGTGTCATCCTGTCCTCCTAGTCTCCGTAGATAGACTTACAATTGATTAGATGAAGTTCTCTGATCCTTCGCCTGTGTTTGACGTTGTTTTCACGGATGATCTTTTCTGCCAAGGCGATGGGTGCTTCGGGGAACAGTTTGTGAATCCGAGGATCATGGGGACTCTCTAGATCTTCGACTTGTTCGGCTCGGAGGATCTGGCGCAGGGGATTACCGCTCTTTTCGCAATTTTCCCTCTGAGCTTGCTGTTGTCGAGCATGAAGGTACAACAATGCGACCACGGCAGACGTAGCCACAAAGAGTACCGCTACCATAACTATCACTACCCACTTGAAACGTCTTCTCATTAGTGCGCCACCTGTACGACTAGATTTGCCACGGCTATGGTAAACATCAGCCCCACTGCAATCGCCCCAAAAATTCCCCTCTTAATCCACTTGAGATCATTCTTCATCTCTTCGATATCATGACCTTGATCGTCCAGCTGCTCTTCGATCCTGATCAAGGACTCACCTTGGGTCCCCTGCTTTTTCCTCAGCTCAACAACTGAATCGTGATTACTCTTGATTCTTGTGTTGTAATCGTCAAATCTCTGTTCGATCCATTGCCGAAGAGGAATTCCGCCAGCCTCCATTTACCCTCCTACCCCCGCTGCCGCAGCAGCCTCCTCCAGACGTTCAAGCAGTGCAGCCATACCCGATGCCGGTGCAGCCAGATCTAGCTGGTTCTGCCGCTGCTGATGCGTGTAGGATGTGTTTACGATCTTCCTGGGTCGCCTATCATGTGCGTCGGTTGGTTCAAGATAGTCACCGCTGCGTACCTCCGAGACCGGGTGGAAGTAGCCATGTTCATCCATGATGTACCCGGTCACGGTTGCAGATCCACTGGTGTCGTTAAGAGCCGCTTCCTCGAGAAACCGTTCGGCAATTTCAAATCCGATCTGTTCCGAGAGGGGGGAGGGGATAATCAGAAGTTTGGTACGGGTCCTGGACGGGAGCGAGGTTTCACAGCGGGTGCTTTCATAGGTACAACCCGAACCGATCGGCCCTACGTTGGTAAGTTCTCCATTACCGTTGGTCCACTGCACGACGCATTTGTCGTAGGCACGCGTTGATTCCCTACCGTCTTCGTTGAGAGCACAGGAGGCGACCGTCGTTTTCCACGTACGACCGTAGGTCCCCGGTTTTTTGTAGGAGAATCGCTTGCCGTTGTAGAAGAACCAATCGTACCACCCATACTTGATTAGTTCCTTTACGATGGCGGCTATGTTGGTACGTTCGGAGTACCACGCCTCCTGGATGATAAAACCGTCATCGTCAATATCTTCGGCTCGAGCTTCCAGGCCGTTGGTGGCCTTCCGTGCGAAGAGATCAACGAGCATATCCTTGGCATGAAATCCCCACGTGGCCCCAGTGCCTTCGTTGTAGGCGGGAAGGGACAAGGCGTTAGGGGTGCGGACCCACACGTTCGTAAGCCTGATGGTAAACTGGAATCCGGAGGCACCAGCAGGACTAGTGGAGTATGTCCAAACCACACCCGCTAGGCGAGCTCCCGTAGAGCTGATTACGAAGAATTCTCCGGTTTTCGACGTGTAGAAGTCACCCGATTCTACAAGCCCATTGATGAAAGCCTGTAGGATGAAACTAAGATTTTCACCGCCCGTTAGGATCCCTTCGAAGTTTCCAGTGATTGCCCCGATCAATAGTCCCGGTCCGGCATCAATCCACGCCTCTACTCGAGGGATTACGGGAGACTGCCAAGCGCCTTCTATCACGAGATTCAATCCCTGCCCATTGACTTCCCAATTGATCTGGGGAGCATTCTGGTTAGGGGAGTTGACTTCTATTAGGGCTTTCTTGCGGCTAGTAGGGGGTTCGGTAAATTTGGTCAGGTTCTTGGTGGTCCACCCGATGGAGATAGCCTGGTTGTCTTCCATCATCGATTGATAGCCCAGCACAGTAGGGGTGATAGATGCCTGTGGTCCAGACACGTTAGGCGCCTTGTCGACGTAACCCTCGAAGACGTTTTTGCCGCTGGCCAGGTAGGCCTCTACGTCAGAGTTCGTCTGGAGTTCTGGCCACACTCTCTGGGGCAGACGGTTAAGGACGTTGGCAAGTTCCTTGAAGCCGCCGTTCATCTCCGTCGTGATACGTAGATTCGACAGGATGTTGTTGGGGTTATGCTCGTCTTCTGCGAGACGTAGAGGTTGACCCGAAGGGGTGGTAAGCCTGAGACCGATCTTGTCAGGAGGATAAGACCGTCCCGCTTTGAGCGTTGGAAGAAATTCTTCTTCGAGTTTCGGTTTTTCGGTGAGGGCGCCTACGATGAAGTTGGTCAGGGTAGGGTTGCTGCCGTTGCCGTCTACCCCACCATAGAATTCCGTAGCTTTCGCGTTGAACCAGAGGTCTTCAGCTTCGAAGAGGAGTTCCCAGGGAGAGTTTTCGGTCGGTTTGATCATGACGTACAGGAATTTCCCCCAGCGAGCCAAGCCGAAGGCGCCATTTTTAGTCAGGGAGATCGTACGTTCTTCGATGGGATGGACAGCAGCCCCGACGAAGGCGCGGAACTTCAACCCGTAGGAGGTACCGGAGCCGTCTTCGAGGCATAACTGGAAGCCGAAGACTTCAGTCCCTTCTTCGAACGCATCTACCAACCATACCGAGCGTTGTCTTTTTGCCCCACCTTGTTTTTCTCCAAACGTGGGACACTGCAAACCTGCGAAGATCCCCTGACCTTTTGATTCACCTTTTGAGAGGAACGGCAGATAGTACATACCGCTGTTCGACCCCGTAGGTTCATGTTCGATGAAGCTTTCCGGGTGCCATCCAGCAACGTTCCAACTTCCCCTGTTCAGCGCCCAGGCTAGTTTTTTCCAGGTCGTTTCCGGAGGAGCTACCGCATGCTGCATGGAGTCGATGATCGTCGCAGTTTCAAATATCTTGACAAGCGACTGCGTTTTCTTGACAGTCATCATGCAGCCTCTGACATGAAGTGGTACGCAGGTCGATAGAACGGCGTGAGTTCGAAGGTGTTCACACCTATGTCAGCCAGAGATTCTAGATCCCCCTGTGATGGGATCACTATACCCTTCAGTGGTCTACCCTCCATGTAGCTCGGGGCGGAGTAGGGCAGGAACCCGTCGTGCAAGGGGAGTTCACCCCAACGTTCTTTGGTTTCGTGCTGCGCCAGTACGCCATTGGATCCTAGGTTCATGGAGCGGTTGGTGTGCAGCAACGTGTCGACTTCTGGTTCATACACCCGAAACTCGTTACATTGGATTTTGTCTCCGGCCACCTTGTTCCAATCACAGATGCCTACCTTACCGACTGCGGTAGAAGTAAGATTGGCAGACAGCTGAGACGTTCCCACAAGAGGGTCCTTATACGTTGCCACCAACCTAGTACCAAGGAGCGTGATATTGAGTTCCCCTACGGCCGTACCTCCTGATCGTTGACCCAGTAGAACCCTGACGTTCTGTTCTACCTGGCTTCCGAAGATTTCCAGGTAGAATCTGAAGATGCCTTCTGATTCGATGTACTGGGGAATGACGACAATCTTCACTGCTTCCCCGTGGAGCATGATTCCATATTCTCTATGAACTCCGTTGGTGGAAACGGTATTCGTGAATGCCCACAGGGTGTTGATAGCCACGTTGCCGAAGGTAGGGGTGCTGACGTGGGCTTGGCGGTATTCCGTATCTGCTTTGGCTACGGCACGTTCTCCTACGTGGCCGGATTCCAGGATGCCGACTTTTAGCCAATCTCCGACAGTGGACCCAGCAGTTTCCCATAATCCAGCACCCGTGACAAGAGTAGCGCCGTTGATGGCTTCCCCTGCCAGTTTGCTTTTTGGTTCTCCTTGGATGAGAAATGCCGAGGGGATCCTGACGGCGTACTGTTTACGAAGTGAGAAGTATTGCTCTTGGGCCAGGGGATAGATTTTGTCGAGGTAGACCGCAGCCGTGGTTTCTCCTGCGGCATTGCGTCCCTGGAGTCGCCATTCCCAGGCCTGTTCACCAAGCGTGGCACGTTCAAGGATGGCTTCTCCGAGATCTACTATCAGCCAGTTGCCCAGAACCTCAACTTCTACTTCTTCATTAATCGACCAAGACCCGGCAAGGGATCTCCATTCAAGACGTAGGCGGTTTCCCGTAGGCAGCGCAGCTTCGTTGTACAGCCTGAGTAGCATCCGCCGGCCTCCGACGTGCCCCATATTCAGTCCTGAGGCAGTGATTTTGTCGGAGAGGATAGTCTGCCATTCAGAGGTGAGGACTCTTTTGACCACCTTGTTCAATGCGGGGGGCTGTTTTTCTACTTCGGTACCGCCGGCAAACGTGAGTTCGGTAGCCTTGTAGCCAAGCAACGAGTTGGCACCCGTGATATGGTCTTTGGACTCGATGGACCCTATGAGAGCATTCCAGTCGGTGCCCGTGTTTTTGAGACGCAGACGGAGTAGCCCGGGAGCCGTACCTTTGACAGAGGCGATTTCCCATTCTCTATCGCGGCTGTTAGCAGAGACTACAGTGACACCTTCAAGCTCTTTGGTTCCGTAGCAGTAAGGCGAGCACGTAAGCACGAGCTCGATCGTGTTGGCTACGGCCCTATGCGCCATGAACCATCCTTGAATCCCCGACAGCACGGCGCTGTAGACTTCAAAGCCAACATCCACCGAGGCGCCTGCGTTATTACTGAAGATCCTCTTGATCCACCCACTCTCTTTCTGGAGGATGCCGACCTTCTGCTGTAGCTTCTGAGCAGCTTCGGCCAAGCTGACGGTGCCTTCCTTCTTGGCCTGTAGCTTGAGCGTAACCGTCCGGTTAGGTGGATGACGTTCGGCTGGAATTTCTCCGAGTTCCTGGCGAATATAGAAGACTTCCTGCTGAGCGTCTCCCCATTCGGAGTCGACGATTTTGATCCCTAGTTCGTCCAGGGGCAACTGGGATCGTTCACCGATGAACTCCACCGCATCCAGTACCGCAGTCTCTACGGGTTTGCTCATGTACGATCCCTGCTCCCTCCTGGAGTGCGACCCCAGCTGGCTTGGCGGACAGTGTCTCGGTTGATCGAATCCACCTGTTGGTCGAAGGGTTCACCGTTAGCCTTCCCGGAAACTCTACCCTCGGCCTCGTGGAAGTGGACCTCTTCAAAGTTGATGTTGGCTCTCTGGCTACGAGCATCTGCCACGACGCTACGTCGTTCTGCGTTGCTGACAACGTTGGATCCGTTAGGTACTAGCAGCGTCTCTACACCGTTCTCACCGACCGTAGCAGCTACCATACCGCCTTTAGCAAAGCCACCTGCATTAGCTATAGCCGAGACGGATGCGAATTTGGCCATCACAGGGGTCTCTGCTTTCAACGCGGTGTTTTCCTTCTCGAGCGTCACGTTGAGTTCTTCCTGGATCCGCAGAAGTTCTTCGGCTTTCTGGCTGGTACCCGACCCACCGGTTATCGCTTCTTCGGTACCCTTCAGCGCATCAGCCCACTGGATGATTTCTTCGAGGTTCCCAGACGCCTGTGCTTCACCCAGTCTCCGTGACTCGAAGGCTTTCTCCTGTTCGAGGATCTTCATGTTGTCTTCGCTGCCAGGCGTGAGTTCTGCCAGAGCCATGGCAGCTTCCATTTCACGCATCGGTTTTTCTCGGGCTTCCGATTCCGTTTCGGTGATCGCTTCGATGTGTGGATGCAGGGCTTCATCGATGGACTGTAGCTGCTGCTCGGTGGCAAAAACTTCTCCCCCGACTTCATTCATGGCAGGCGCATGACCCCAATGCCCTAGCGACCCTCCTAGGCCCTGTACCGTCTGGAGACCGACGAAGTTCTGGTTGCCTACGGATCCACCGCTGCTGTAGATCCCGTACTCGGTCTGTTCGAGCCCTTCCCTCTGTGATTCAAGCGTGGGGATAACTTCGTCCAGCGTGGTTTCCTGTCGCTGGAATCGGGTGACATTCCGTTCTATCTCTTTGACGGCTTTCTGATCTCCGTGAATCTTCTTGTTGGTGTCGTTGATCTGTTCATTCAACGCTTTCACGGATTCGTGACTTACGGCTCCAGTGTTGTTTATCGCGTGCTGCTTGTCACGGATTTGTTCACGGAGGCTCTGCTCCTGGGCGTGTACCGCTGCCGTCTGCTTCTGGTTTTCTGCCTTGGTCAGATCGTGTTCAAGCTGTTTCTGTTCTTTTTCCAGTTGCTTGGTGTTCTGGTTTTTGGCAAGTTCGATGGTTTTGATTTCTTGTTCAAGCTTCGTCACTTCTTTTTCGAATTCGTGGATTTTCTTTTCCACGTCTCGTTTGTGTGATTCGGCTTGACGGATATTCTTCATAACCTCATCGAGTTGCTTCTTGGAACTCTTGAAGATCTTGACCACGTAGGCTTTCTTGCCTGCCACAACTTCGTGCGCCTTTACAAGCTGGTTGTGCAACGTGACAAGGCTACCCAACTTCATGTTCAGCCACTGGCCGTCGTTTTTACCGTTGGACTTACCCTGTACAAGCCATTCAGTGGGCTTGCCTTCTTTTTCCAGCTTTTCGATTTCTTTCGCAGGAGCCTGGACGGTTTTGTCCAGGGCTTCGGCGTTGGTTGCGTATTCGCCGTATTTTTCCTCGTCGGTGGTAAGAGCGGCAAGACGGTTGAGCTGGGGGCCTTTGATGCCGATTCCTTCGATGGTGTGGAGAAGCGGTTTGACCTTTGCCTGCGCTTTAACCACAGGGGCTGGTTTCTTGGCTCCGGCTCCCTGGACGATTTCTTCGATCACTTTGATCGGGTGTTCTACGGTGCCGCCTTTTTGCAGGCCCATCGAGAAGGCCTTTTCAGCACCGGCTTCGCGGTTGGCCAGGTTCTCGGTAGCTACCGCAGGATGCTCCCATTCTTCCATGAAGAACCTGGCAGCGTCCCCAGGTGACTTAGACGCGTTCAGGCCTGAGATGATGCTACCCGAGATATGTTCGAGCGCGAATGCCATCTGGAACGACGGATCCTTCCAGGCCTTACCTTTCACTTCGGCCGCATGCTCCAAGGCTGCCAGCGAGATTTCTCCTGCCGTGAACCCTAGGAAGCCACCTCCACCCGACCCTACCGCCCCAGGATCCCAACCCGACTCTTGCCACGCATTACCGAGGATTCCTGAGGCGCCTATCCGGTTCAAGCCGTTGGCAAGCAGGGTTTTACCGGCTGCCTCTACCGCGTTGTTCCCCGCGATTTCGGTGAACTTGCCGCCGGACATGGACCCGACCTGTTCCTTCAGGAACTGGTTTACTGCCATGGTCGCTTTGTGAGTTACGCCCTGGTCAAGTTCTTTGAGCATCCCGGCCGGGCCTTCGACTTTAGGTTCCCCGATTTTTTTGACCGTGGCGCCAAGCGCTCCCATGTTTCCGCCTGCGCCACTGAAGATCGCTTTGCCTCCACCGGATGCGAGAGCCTCGAGGAATGCATGCATTTCTTTACCGTACTTGGTTTCGGTACCGTCTTCCTTGCCGACGTATTCCGGGTTGGCAAGAGGCGTGCCCGACGGGTCAGAGAAGCCCATCTCCAAGTGAGGGTAGGCCGGAAGCAGATCTGCGATCGTCTGACCGGCAGACACTTTTGACCCGATCCCTACCGTACGCTTCACATTCTCATAGACGTAGATGTCCTGGCCAGAGCGCGGACCGTTGAGGAGCTGGTACACGAGACCGTCTCCGGTTCCCGGCCAGCCCCCCTGTGATCCTGCTATCACTTGCGCGTCTCCGATTGCAGCAATAGGACCGGAGCCTGCCATGTCCTGTCCTTGATCGATCCGTCCCCACGAGATACCGGGGCTGAACGGGTAGACGTAGCCTCCCATGGCCCCACCTTCTTGGAAACGAGGTACGGACTTGTTCAAGGCTTCCAGCTGTCCGAGCTTCTTCGACGCGCTACGGTTGAGGACGTGTACGATCTCCCCAGGCTCTACCATGGCTGTGAGAGGCACAGAGTCCCCAGACCCGCCTCCCGGTACAACCATGCCACCCGTCTGTTTGCCACGGCCGGTGTGCCCCTGATGCTGGGCTATGCGATTCTTCTTGCCGTGGAACTTGATCGGGGAGATACCCAGTTCCTGGAGCGATGAGCTTAGCGTATCCATCAGCACACCGATGTTGCTGACACCGTTTCCACTCATGCTTTCGATGGACTTTTCGCTAGCTTCCATCGCCTCTTGCACTTCGACACTGAAGTTTCCCGTTTGATGACCGGCCCGCAACAATGCAAGCTCGTGCTTCTGCGCCATCGTCGTGGTGGCGGCAGACATCTGAGGGAGAAGCGCGATGTAGTCTTTACCCCATTTGTGCTGGCCATCAGTCATGTTGTGATACTGAGCTGCCAGTTCTGGCTGAAGCTGCTTCAACACTTTAAAAGCTTCATGGAGTTTTTTCTGGGTGTTTACAAGCTCTTCCTCGGCTTCTGCGACCTTCTTCGTAGTTTCAGTCGTCTTGCCGTTTTCACGCTCGTATTCCTTGGCATTTTCGATCTTTTCACGTAGGCCCGGAATCAGCGTCTTATCGTTGTTGATTACTTCCTTGGAGACGGCGATTGCTTCTTCCTGCTTGACCTTGGAAAGTTCCTGAACACTGGCCCAAGCTTCGGTGTGTTCCTGGTTTTCCTTGCGAATTTCAGACAGTTCTTTTTCGGCTTCGTGTGCTTGTTCGCTGATGGGACCGTACTTCTTGACCACTTCGTTAAGGTTTTTCTCAGCTTCGTGCATCGCAACAGTCGTCTTTCGGTTGCCGCTACGATCCTGAGCAAGTTTCTTTTCGGCACTTTCCATGCCCGAGAGTGCGTTCTTGAACAGAGAGTCAGCGCTCTTGGCCGACCTTACTTCAGCTTCCAACCGTTCTGCGAATGGATGCTTCGGTGAGGACTCGAACAGCTTGCTCAGAAGTTCTCCCCCGAGCGACCCTAGCCCGACGCCTAGCATCGCCCCTACCGGGCCTCCGACGAAGAAGCCTGCAAGGCCACCTACGATTGACCCTCCTGCCTCGAAGCCTGCCTCCTTGAGATGGTTTTTGCCTCCGCTAACCACAGAGGTCAGCAGGTTGACGACCCCGTAGGCTGCGGCTGCCGCGGGGATCGCTGCTGCAAAGCTGCTCATCAACCCCGTAGCCATCGACCTACCGCTTCCTGCTACCTGCTCAGCATCCTTGGTGATGGCGTTTTTAGGAGCCGTGCCGAACAGAGACATTTGGCCATTGGGTGGGATGGCCTCGGGGAATAGTTGCTCCATGCTCTGAGCTGACCTTACCGACCGAGCCGGGGCACCAACTGACCCGATCTCTGATGCTACAGATGAATCTGTCGCTGCTGCCGTCACGGCCTCGAAGGACGCTGCCAGGTCTGCATTGCTCGTGGCAAGCGCCTCGTTGCTGGCGACAAGTTTGTCGTTGGATACTTCCTGTGCAGTGAGCTTTGCAGGGAGCAACCCCATCTGTGCCCACAGCCAAGCCAGGACCGGTTTAAGCAGACCCATTTTTGTCGTGATTACAGCGATGCCCAGTGCCCACTTGGCTATCGGTCCCGTTTCGGTGAAGGCTACGAGGATCCTTGCGATAATCCCCAACACAGCAGTAGCAGCCGCTACGAGCGGAGGCGCCACCTGCATGTAGACCTGGCGGAAGAGAGTGACCATCGGGGGGATGATCTTCAGCAGTGCGATGATCTCTTCCTTGTGGATCTGGAAGATGTTGTGTAGTTGGCCGCTGCCTTCGGTGGAGTTAACCCACGCATCTGCCTTGTTGATCATTTCGTCCAGGGCGATGACGATGGCGCTACCGGTGTGCGCGTCGTTGCTGAAGATGTCCATCAGCAGTTTGCCGACGTCCTTGAGGAAGCCCATCCACAGGTGGAAATCTTCGATCAGGTTTTCGATGTGTTCTTCCCAGATGGAGAAGTTCTGGGGTTCATTCCATTTGGTGAAGAATTTGTCCAGGGATTCGGTGAAGCCTCCCGTGAACTTAGACGCATCTGCCACCGTTTTGAGGATGAACTCGATAGCCTGAGTGAACGCATGGATCGACGTAGGAAGATCTTCTTTGAACTTATTCTCCAACGTGTCGAAGATTCCCATACCCTGGGGACCTTCGAGCCATTTGAACAGTGGTTTAATATCTTTGTTGATGATTTTGAAGTTTTCGTCCGCAGCATTGCTGATCTTCGGGACGAATGCTTCAGCCACGTCCAGCCCTTGACCCAGCAGCATGGCCGACTGTTTCCTGGCGGGGGCGCTTTCATTCTTGAAGAGTTTTTCCAGGTGTTTCGCATGTTCACCCAGTTGGAGCTCAGCCTTACCGGCCGGTCCCGCTTCTCTCATCGCTTCGTTGAAGTTCTTCTGTGCGGTGCGCGCTTGGGTGGAATAGTAGCCATACTGTTTGATGGCTTCGTTCCATTTGGTCTGCGCTTCCGTGATCTCTTTGGTACCTGCTATCGTCGCAGCAGAAACCAGTGCGTCAGAGCCCGCTCCTACCGCGATCTTTCCTGCGGTCCCTGCTGCAAGCAACCCGCCTCCGGCAGTAGCTGCCAAGCCTGATCCCAAGACTCCACCGAGGGATAGTGCGAAGTGCTCTGCTCCGAATCCTGCGAACGACCCGAGAGACCCGGCGCCCGGGAGCCTGCCTCCACCGGTTGCAAGGCGCCCCCACCACGGAAGCACAGATCGTCCCCCCCCTCCCCCAGAGTGTCCCGTGAACAACTGAGCCGCATCTATCCCAAACCCGCTAGCATCAGAGTTAGGCCGAGAGCCTCCTCGGCCAGCAGTCATCACCTGCATCATCTGGATGAGTTTCTGGATGTCGTTGGACCCGGCAGAGCTACCGGTCGACGAGAAGAAGTTAGGGTGGCCTCGATCCCACTGGCGGATCTGAGTCATGTTCTTGGTGAGAGAAGCTGCCGAGAACGCCCCGGCCTCGCTGGTGCCCCCTACGCCCCCTGCCCCGCCTCCTGAGCCTCCCATGGCCACAGTGATCACTGGAGCGATCGTAGGACGACCCAGAGAAGCTACCCTGGCTTCGGCCGCTGCAAAGCTGGCCTCATCTATCTCGGCGAAGAGAGTGGTCGTTACCGGCTCCGAGAAGATGTGCTTTTTGATGCCACCCTCTTCAAACCCCAGATCCTCGACCTTGGCCTTCAGAGTTGTTATAGCCGGATCCTCGGCAATGTGCTTTTTGATTGCGAACTCTTCGAAGGCCAGATCATCGAAGTGGACGTTGATGTCGACGTCTATCGGTGCAGACGTCGCGGCCCGGAGCTGGTCGATTTTTTTGTGGGTATTGTCGATAGACACCCCCGCAGCCTCAACGGTTCCAGCCACTTTCTCCCACTGCTTGTTATAGGCAGACAGTTCGGAGTTGGCCTTATTCAGACCATCTATGGTGACCTTCGCGCTGAGGACTACGGCGGGGAGCATCTATTACCCTTCGTCAGCTTGTTCTCGGGACTCTTTGGCGAGTTGCACGTAGTACAGCCTCCAGAGTTCCTCCCTCTCTTGGCTGATACTATCGAGCATCGCTTCTATGTCGATCCAGCCAAAGTCACGTGCTAGCTGGTGGTGAAACCTCAGTTGACTCGTTGGATCCGCGAAGATCCTCCTGTGCTTTTTTCAACTGATCCTTCTGGATGCCGGAGTTTTCGTCGAGCCATTTGATGACCCGAGCAAACCCTGGCCCCGAGGTGAGGTGCAACTGCCGGACCTGTTCGTTGGTCCACTGGGGATCCTGAACTCCCAGCTCGAACTGCATGATCTCCATCTCAGCCCAGGCTACGGCCGTTTCACCTTCTCGGATTGCAAAGCCACGCTGTTTGATGCGCGCGCTCTCCGAGGCGGTGAAAGACCGCAGCTGGACTGAGTAACCCCACTCAGGGATGTCGACCCATTCGGTCTTCAGGTCTTTCGGTGCGGCAGAGAGAATCTGCTCGACCGATCCTTTGGGGAGTTTGCCCTGTTGGACGTTTTTTACAGCCTCGCCCACGGACGGAGTGTTCGGTGTTTCTGTCATCTAACTCGTTCTCCTTGGTTGTACTGCTATTCGGTGAGACGTTCGATGCCCTGTTCGCCTACGTTTTTGAGGTTGACCTGCGTGGTAGACGCCTGGCCGACCTGACCCGACAGAGGGTCGTAGGAGAACAGCTGACTTTCCATCTTGTACATCGGGTTCGTCGGAGATTTCGCTGCTTTCACAGGGAGAATTTCGACGAAGAACGGGTTTTCACCCTGCGACAGAGGCCACAGAGTTGCGTCTACCTGCGCAACTTCGTAGTCCATGATGAACGTGATCTGCATGGAACCGTCGCCGAGTCCCTTGCCGGTCTGTTTGTTCACGGCACCGAAAGTGGTCAGATCGACTTCCTCTGACGTAGTCGTGATCGCGACCTGGTTTGCCCTGTTGGACAAGTCCACGCCGTTGATGACGATTTTCGGTTTCCGTAGAATGAACTTTGCCATCTACTTCCCTCTTTTCTCTGTGCCACTCGGCGTGGACGCCTCGGGCTTGATGTCCGGATCCTCGGCGGTCGTCCCCGGGGCAACCCCGGCTTCGTCCCCTGTGGCCGGCTGCTCCTCTGCCACCTCTGTGGGTGCAGGCTCGTCGTCCTCAATTTTGTCATTGAGGATCTTCAGACCCCCGCCTTCGATGAGAGTCTTCTCCTGGTAGGCGGGTAGATCTGCGATGAATTTCTTGTGGGGAGAGTGGCCCAGAATCTCGGTCGGACCGATGTTCTCGTATTCTTTCTTCATTCTTTCTTCTCCACTATGAGGTCGTAGTTGTGTCCTGTGTGCTGGAACCTCTCTCCATCACTTGGCTCCAAGTAGTTGATAATTGATGCGGACCTTACGAACAGCACGTCGTAACCATCGATGGAAAGTTCTTCACTGTTGAGTAGTTCCTTGCAGCGTCTGTCGATGGACTCAGCCTGCTTGGGGGTTCCTACTCCTTTGACTGCTACCTGACCTTCTTCCATAGGTTCACCCCCGAAGCACCACGATTCATTGCCTGTGGGGTTTTCGAAGATCACGTACGGCAACTCTGCTTCGGGGTTCTGCGGAGCCAGCTGGTAGTACACGCCGGTGGCCAGTTCCTTGAGCACAGGGTCTTCTTTCAGGAACGACTCCAACGCAGCGCGTACCGGATCGACTTCAGCTTCTGTGGTCATAGTGCGTATATCTCCGCAACGAACGCCTCGAATTCATCTCTGGCTTCTGCTATCGCAGGACGCAACATCGGGTGGGCCGACATATACCGCGTCCCGTACTCGTTGTAGACGGCGTATCTCACAAGGTTGAAGACGGTCCCTTCGGCCTTGGTATCATCCATGTCGAATTTCCATTCGGAGCGCATCAACCCTGTGTCTACTCGTGAATGACCCATGGCCTTCTGCACGACGACTGCGCAGGTTTTCTCCACGGCGAGCCGAGCCTTGACAGGAGACTCGTCTATCAGACGAGGAAGCTGTGTGATGAGGGCTACCTCTGACACTTAGTCCTCTCCGAAAGTCCTAAGATCGGGTCCGGGAGGAGTTATGCCCAGACGTTGTGCAGCGTGGTCGTACGCGCTTCCCAGGGCCTCCACAAGGCTATCCGCCAGCACAGGGAGGACATCTGTGGGATCCTCGTCGGGTTCGGTCTTCCCCGATAGCTCGATCCAGACCTTGCGATTCTGGTCGATGTCTATGGATGCCTCGGCCTTGAGAATCATGCGTCTACCTCTTTGGCTAGTAGTTGGATGGTGGCTTGATCGGTACGGTCGTTGATTGCAAGGATTTCCCATTTGGACCCGTCCGGCCGTTCGATCCTGTCGGTCTGCTTGACTTCGACCGATTCGTCCAGGGTGAAGATGTGATCCGTGAACTCGTTGATCTGAGACGCGATGACACCGCGAGGTTTGCCGCGTTTGTAGGAGTCGATGCGCGCTCGAACAGACGGAGCCTGTCTGCGATACTCAAGTTCGTAGCTTCCTCCACCGTCGTCGGTCTTGACGGCTTTGAGGATGTAGACCTGTTCGGTCAACCCAACGCGGCGCCCCAGCTCTTTTGCCGTCTCCGGAAAGAGTTCCGTGCCGGGGCGGCCAGCCTTGTTGAGACCTCGAGTCACCAGACTTCTCCGAACTGCTCCTTGCGGATTTCACGACGAGAGAACAGGTCGACGCCCATCTCGATGAGCTCGAAGTCCACCGCCTCATCCGACATCGTTTCAAATTTGTCTGCGGTTTTTTCCATGGCAGCAGCCGTGGCAGGGCCGTCGGTCTCGAGTTCGAGGAACGTGATCTTCTTTGCTACCATCGCCTCGTTGCCTGCCATGACGCGCAGGGCAGTGGCAGCTGACATCATCAGGTTCTGTTCCCACAGGTTGAGGAACGTTTCGATCTCGAGATCAGTAAAGACCCATTCGTCGCTCTCACCTTTGCCACCGATGTCAGAGATCAGCAGCCGGACCCGGCCGACCGCTTCTTCGAGGTTGTAGGTGTGAGTCGGGTCTTCAGGCATGGCCCGTACGTTCCTTGTGGTACTGCATCACGGATTTCGACGTGAATTTCTGTCCGCAAGAACACTCGTTAGCCACCCCTGTGAGTTGCTTAGGAGGCTGGGAGGCCGGCTCTCGCCGACCCCCCTTGTCCTTGCCCATGTCAGGCATACCGGGCATGGTGCTAGGCGCCCGAGCCGTTCGAGGCGACCGTGGCTTTGAAGCCACCGGTTTCCACCAGGCGCGTCCCACCAAGGACGTGCCGGATGCGCCATGCGTAGGAGTCATCGTCGAACGACTCCAGAGCGTCTCCACCTCCACCGATGCGGCGCGAAGTCGGAGCACGTTCGTACAGGCTCGGATCTTCGTAACCGCGCAGGAAGCCCATCTCGATGGCAGGGCGTCCCTCGTTGGGGCTGGCGAAAATGAACCAGCTGGTGGAACCATGTTCTTCCGAGGCGACGACTGGAATGTAACTCTCGATAGCGAGAGTCACGTTGTTCCTCATCCAGTTCTCAGCGATCAGCCGCTGTTTTTCGGTGCCGCCTTCGTTGTTGACCCAGATCTGCTGGGCGTTCAGGATGTTCTTTGCGGTCACCATGAGTGCCGGGGGCACGACAAGGGTGACAGCGTCGATGTTGATCGGTTCCCCGTCGAAGTCCTTCATTTCCGCCAGCGTGAGCATGGCAGCCTGAAGCGCTTCGATGGACAGAGGCGGGTTTTTTTCCGCTCCCTTTTCGATCACATTCTTGAACGACGTTTTGTAGAGTTTTTCGTGCGGCCCTTTCTTGCCGACGAAAAGTTCCGTCGCGAACTTCATCTCTGAACGACGTGCCGCGCGGGCAAGCCTTTCCGGAGTACGCGTGAACGCATCCAGGTCGTCGTCGATCAGAGTCTCCCAGGACAGGTCGATACGACGGCCGAACTTGGTGACCGCGTATTCGTCCTTCTTGTCCTGGAGCGGAGCCTCTCGGTATTCCCCTCGCTCCTTGATCGGGGGCAGTACGGACTCTGCACCGTCGACGGCGAACCGTTTGACGTTGCGGAAATCCGGTACCGTGCTGCGGTGGCAGTATGCCTGCCACGTTGGCGTGGTCTCTCGGTAGTACCCGAGCAGGGTCCTGTCGAGAATGTCGGCGAACAGGAGAGGGAAGTCTGACGTCGTCAGAGCCTCTTCCATCAACCTCAGCCCTCGACGGGTTTTCCGTGCGCCCTCGATCAGGCGCTGCGCCTCCATCATCTGTTTCGGGGAGGCCTTGTAGGTACCCATTTTGGTACCGATCCCCCCGAAGAGAGTCTGGATAGACGCCTCCTCGGCACGGAGGCTCTCTACAGCCTCCAGAATCTTCTCAGTCATTCAGTGACCCCTCTCAGGTCCCCAGTCGAACCAGGATCGTAGCTTCCGCTCCTGATACGACTTCTTCCAGGGCGTATCCGACGAACACGCCTTCTTCGTTGTTCTTTCCCAGCACTCCGGATTTGGAGTACAGCTTGTCGCCGATTTCGATTTTCACGTTACCGGCTTTGTTGACACCTTTGGCTTTGAGTTCGTAGACGCCACGAGTGGCGACCTCTGCTGTCCCATCGGCCAGCCTGTTGATCAGGGCTACGCCGGCGATCTGTCCTATGATCACCAGGTTGCCCGAGACCGTTCCTTCCGGAACCGGCAGAGACAGGTTGATGCCTGCCGCAAATGCGCGATTCTTGGCCATCTTTTACCGCCCCTCTGCGGCCTTCTCCGCCGCCTCTTTGGTCATACCCGACCGTTCGAAGGACTCGGTCAGGGCTTTCTTGTCGGACTCGGACAGCGGCTCATCCTCGTCGTCCAGGCCACCACCTCCGCCGCCACCGTTCAGGCTCTCGAAGATCCCGACGCTGGCGCCGACTCCCTCGACTTTGCCGTTCTCGTCGATCTTCTTGCCCGTGAGAGAGGCGATGTACTGAGCCTCTTTCTTGATCTCTTTGTTCGCCTTCTCTTCGAGGGCGCGCTCGTCGAGCGATCCATCGGCCAGCACAGGGAGGTCTCCGTAGAGGCTCGCCTCGATGACCCGCGTCTGCACGTCGACCGGGATCTTGTCTTTGCTCTCCCGGACGATCTTGGCAACGACGTTGCCTGCCTTCTCCTTGCGAAGAGACTCTTCGGCCTTGGTCGCCCGGTCCTCGGCTTCCTTGACCTTGGTCTTGCTTTCTTCGTCTTCCTTTTCCTTGTCCTTTTTGCTCATCGCCTCTGCTACTGCTGAAGCGACCGTGGCGTTGAGAGTTTTCTCATCGATCTCCACGTTTTTCTCCTTTGGTTGTGTACGGCCAGGGCCGCTTTCTTTGAACGGTACAGGGCAGCTGAGTTTGGAAGCCACCTTCTTGATGAAACCCTTTACGTCATCGCCTTTACCCCGACCGACCGACATGGCTGCGGCTTTGACATCTTCGCAGTTTGCCATGGGGAAGCGACCTCCGATGATGTTCCCCTTGTCGTCTTTGATCGGGATGGCCTGCCCTTTCTTGGCAAGCGCGATACGTTCGTCTTTACTGACGTCTCTCTCCAGGAAGAGGTCGTAGTACGTTTCCGCCTCCACGAGCTCCCCTGTGTTCCAGATCTCCATCTCCCCGATGCGCATGGCCTCGAAGATGATGTCGTCCTCAGGGATGCCGTTTTTCATCATCTCCTTGAGCAGATTTGCGGGAATCGGAGTCTTCCCCGCTGACTCAAGGATCGCGTTGAATGCGGTTACTGCCTGATCTTCGTAAGACGGCGTGTGCTCTCGCGCCGACTCGATCAGTGCTCCTACCTCACCCCCGGCACCTGCCTTGGTGACGTAGTCGATGGACAGGCCCTCTGTGAGGCTCTGGACGATCGGTCCCTCTTTGCCTCCGGCGGCGCCGTTCTCGGTGACACCGAAGGCACGGATGGACAACCCGATGTCCTGGGCCAGTGCATCTATCGTCGGGATCCAGTGGTCGTAGACCTGTGCGACCGACACTGAGTCGACACCTGCCATCCGGGGAGTCTCGATGACTTTTCCCACCAGATCCCGAAGATCCCTCTCCGGTCGTTCCCGTTCCTCTTTCACCGTCGGGTGATTGAGATACATCTGGGTACCGGGAGGAAAGATCCTCGGGATATCACGCTCGATTACCTCGGGAGCGTAGTACCCCGAAGATCCCCAACCGGACTTGATGACCGTTATATTCCGCCGAGCGCCAGACGGTGAGCCCTCCCTGAATGCTTGACCTATGGCTATGGACTCAGCTAGTTTTTTACGCTCGGTGGACATGACGGCTTCTCCTCTAGTTGATCAGGACGACTTGACGATGAATGCTTCGATTTCGGTTGCGACGGTGAACGAGACTTCGACCTGGCCTTCTTCATTGTTGTACTTCGAGGGTTCGAAGCGGCCGAGGCAGAACATGCCTTCTTTGCAAGCCACTTCACGAGCGACGACGGCGATGCCATCGACTTTCTGCGTGACGGTGACTTTGACTTTCGATTCTGCCGCCCCTGCTTTGACGAAGAGGAGAGTGTCCCCATCGTTGGCGAACAGGATCGGGTTTCCCACCACAGGGGTGATTTTGGTTAGTTTTTTACCGGTGGTTGCCGGGTTGTCCGGAACCTTGACTTCTGCGGCCATGGATCAGCTCCTTGTTGGTTGGTTACATCGGTCCCCAGGCCAAGACGCAACTTGGATGCGTTTTTCCGTTCTCTGCCTCTGCCTCGGGTAGGGTGAAGATTTCTCCGTTGCGCTCCTGGCATTCGGCGTCGTGTTCTACACCGTCGAAGGCCATGACCCTTTCAACCACAGGGGACTCTCCGTAGACGGCCAGGGAGCTATGACGACTCGCTTCCAGAGTCTCGGTGGTTGCTATCAGCCGTGAGCGATATCCGGAGCCTGCGTGGACGAAACGCCCTGCGGGAACGTAGTGTTCGATAAGCTTGCCCAGATCACGGGTACTGAGGCCGAGTTCCCGCCCGACTTCCAGCACCTTGAACAGAGCGGCTTCGGTACCGGAGTCCATGTCTACGAGCGTGGTACGCGTGGCGCCTGCGTCTCTCATCTTGTCGGAGACACGTCGACGAACTGCGGAGTAGATCCCGTGTTTTTCCAACGCCTGTTCTGTCAACAGGGCAGACCGGCTCCAGGCCTTTTCGAAAATCGGTCGCAGGCGCTGGGCCTTCCAAGAGTCCATGCCTGCCTGTGCAAGGATCGTCTTGATCCTCTCGTCTTCCATGGGGTCGGTATCTGCCTCTGACAGGTACAGGCCTCCCATGGATGCAGATGCAGCAGCTACCCTCTGCCCTGCCTCTACAAAGGCCCCACGTAGTTCCGAGCGCGTCAGGCGGAGGGCCGCCGGGTGCGTTGCACGTAGGCTATGCACCACTGCCGCCCCAGGCCGTGCGGACTCTTCTAGACTCCGTAGGGTGCGGGTGTAGTGGCGAACAGCAGGCATCAGGCGTTCTTCAGTTCGTGGACGAGTTTGGTGAAGCTCTCTACCGTTTCTTCAAGCTCTTGGTTTTCGGTATCCGACAACTTACCCAGTGCTTCTTCGACATCCTCGACACCGACCGCTTCAAGCAGGAGTTGACTAAGGAGTTCCGGTGGAACCGTTCCCGCTTCCGGACGACCTTCGAGGGTGGCGGCGGCGACAAGTGCTTTGACGTTGTCGATCGGATCTTCTTCGAGGATCGGTGGGAATGCGACCTTGACCTCTGGGTCGATGGCGGGGATACATACAGCGAGACCGTCCACCCATTCGACTTTTCCGTAGGTGGAATTACCGGCGAAGATCTGTGCGTCAAGGCTATACCTCCACATATCCTTCTCGAAGTCCGACCACAAGAACTGCTCGCTACGCATCTTCAACCACGTAGGCCGATCCAGCGTCTTGGACGTGGCGAAGTTACCTACGTCGACGTCCCCTGACACGATGGTGTCGGGCAGGTCCATCGACGTACCGGCCATCATGCGTGATGCTCTCGCATCTTCTGCACCAGGCGTGGCTCCAGTCTTGGGGATGGGCGTGATTTCATCACCCTCTTTGCCGAGGAATACCCCGCCAGCCGCGCGGTTGTGTTCTTCTCTCCATTCATCCCCGTCCGGGATGGTGCTGCGGAGTTTTTCTTTGGCATTTTTGATTTTGCTCCCTTTAGTCGTCATTTTCCACGCGAATTTCGCGAGGGATGAGACTATGGTGTGCCAGTCCTCCAGGTACTTCTTGTAAGCTCGCGCCCAGTCGAGGGCAGCGTAAGTCTCGGGAATCCCGAAGAGCATGGACTTGGTACCGCCGGTGCGCTGATGCATGATGGGAGAGTGCCATTTGACCTCGACGCCACCGATCTGGCTTGGCTCGCTCCTCGGTTTGTAGCGCCAGTCGGGGTAGAGTGCTTCACGGCTCTTTTGTTCGACATTACCGTTCGTTTCGTTGAAGAACGCTTCGGTCCAGACCCTGCGGTAGAAGGTCGGACGCCTGATGTCTCCTTGGCGCGTGTGGATTTCCTTGATCGTTTCGGTGGGCACGCTCCTGACGAGCACTTTGCCGTCTTCGTCGGTGAACAGCACCATGAAGATGTTTCCCTCGACGATCTGATCTACGTGCGTGAGCAACCGTGCCTGATGGCTGTATAGCTCTGCTCGGTTGGTGTCCTCGTCCATCTGAGGCGCGACGACCTCCTCCTGGAACTTGTCCTCTTTGGCCTTGATGGTGACGCCCTGGCCCCAGGTGTAGTAGGTCCGCACGTTGACCGACCGTTTGATGATCGGGTTGCTCAGGTACATGGCCCGGGAGAGGCGGAGGAGATTTTCTATCCCCCGCCTCGTGAATTCCCGTTCCACGTTGGCTGACAGCCGGCGCCAGCCTTCATCCTCCATGGCCAATTCCAAGAGGGTGAGATTCTCCTGAAGGAGCTCGTTCTGGTTGATGACCTGCTCAACCCGCTCGTCCAGTCGAACGCTTCCCGGCTCTGGCGCCTCCGCGCCGAATATCGCCTCTCGGATTCGGCCCATGATCAGACCGTCTGCTGAACGGTGGCGCCGGTGTAGACGGCGTACGCGGCGTTGGCCCCGTTTGCGTCGCCTTCCGCGGTGTCACCGGAGAAGTAGTACAGCGTCTCCGCCGTACCGCCTTCTGCCGGGACGGTGACGAAGCCCGACGTGCTGTACTGCGTGGTGTCGATGCCTTCGAGGCTCGCTTCGGGGTTGACCGTGTAGACGGTCTTCTCCGGCTTCGCTTCGGTCGGCGCCGCTTCTTCGGGGGCCGGGTGTTCCTCTGCGACCTTGTTGACCTCGGTCTTCAGCGTTTCGACTGCCGACGCGGCCTTGTCCTTCAGGGCGTCGACCTGGTCCTGGGTGATCTGGCCGACCTCCAGGGCGCCGATCTGCGTGGCCAGCTCCTCGAGCTCACCGACTGCGATGCCCGTCTCGGTCGAGAGTTCCTCGATGACGGTTTCCAGCTGGGTGATGTCCGTAGCCATCTTGTCCACCTTCCTGTGTAATGAACGGAGGAGATCGATGATCTCGTCTTCATTGTTGTCGATTGTCAGGGTGATCTCCATCAGGAGTTCTCCCTTGCGATCGCGCGGAGGTCCCCACACAGGGGGCTCAGCACGTACTCCCATGGCAGCCAGAAGTATCCTTCGTCCTGCACTTCGGGCGTCCAAGAATTTCGGCACTCCACGTGAGTGGGGTTCCAGCCGATGAAGTCGAACTCGTGGCCTCCGATGACGGTGTCGCCCTTCTGCGGCATCGGGATGATCCCTGTGCGCATGGCTTCGTCGCTCTCGAAGGTGTTATACAGCGTCGCGCCACAAGCGACAGGCTGTTTGTTGAGGATCATCGCCATGATCTCTCGACCGTTCTTGCGAGGATGCACGTACGTGGCGATCTTGTACTGTCCCGCGTGGGCGTAGGCTTCTTCGTCTGGCTTCTCGGTCACCGGCATGTCGTAGGTCCAGAATGTCTCCGGCGGGCAGCCATTGTGTCTCAAGACCTTGAAGCCGTCGGAGCCGACTGCGCCTTCGTCTTTCAGGACGTCGTGCTCGCGTAGCCGCTCCATGTAGTAGAGGAAGCGACGCGACGGGATTCCCATCTCGATGCCGTCGAGCGCCTTGTCGAACTGGAGCAAGAATGCGAGCGCATTTGCCGTGCAGTCGTTGGTGTTCTGACCGTACGGAAGCGCGACTTCGTTGCACTGTTCTCGCAGGCTGAACGTGCCAGGCAAGTCCTGCGCGATCATCGTCGAGACGCGGTCGGGGAATGCCTCGTAGTCGTTGATGTCGTAGAGCGACGGGATGTAGCCGGTGAAGTGGCCTCCCGGCGTGGTTTGAGCTACGGTAGTCATCTGTCCTCCTATGATATCCCGGTTTCATCGATCTGGGCGAAGGCCGTAGGTGATACTCCGGCTCCCAGATTGTCGATGCCTAGTTGGTAGACGCCCGGCGTGATCACGGTGAATTCGAGCGCCTTTGCTTCAAACACCAAGTTGCTGAAGGCCAAGCTGGCAAGCACCGCGCCACCCTGTAACCTTGCGATCATCCTACACACAGGGCCACTGGACAGGACTTTCGCGCTGAACACGTGGACCCCTGCTTCGAGGAACACTCCCTCTGTTATCGCCGCGTAGCCGAGGTTGAAGTGATCTATCTGCCCGACGTGATTGGCTACGATCAGTTCGGAGTGGGCGGATCCTTCGAGCGTCCAGAATGAAGTACCGAGCTCGTGGCTGAAGGCGTTTTTCCCCTCGAAGTTCGAGTTGTAGATCCCGGTCGTCTTGGTGGAGATCGCGAATTTGTAGACGGTCGCATCATCATGGGTCAGGTTTGCCGTCGCCATTTTTTCGAGTTCCTTCGATTTTGGTTCTGCCCCTGTGGGCGTCCACGTGTTGCGAAGGAAAGTGAGATCTTTGCTCGGCGTTCTCTGGCTGACGACGTGATACGGGTCGAGGTAGGAGACGCTGAGCGGGACCGGCGCTTTGAAGATGTTGTCGTGGACGTTGATCCTCGAGATCTCGCAGAGTGACTGGTCGGCGGCCGCGAGCGTCCAGTTGATGAAGAAGAAGCCGTGAGAGGTGCCGGTGTCGATGTTGTTCACTTCGTTGCCGTAGATCTCGATGTCCGTGGACGGCCTTACCGTGTCCGAGTTCCACCAGGCAGATCTGCGAGGATCTTCGAAGCTGGCCCAGACGTAGATCCCATCGTCTTTTGTGGTGAGTTTGCAGCCGTGGACCTTGCCGTGACGACAGTTCATCAAGCTGACGCCGTCGGAGTTGATCGTAGCCGGTTCGAGTGTCTTGAAGTTTTCCACAGTAAAGTTTTCGCAGTCTCGGATGGTGACGTTGTAGCCGGAGGCGCCTTTGACTGTGATATTCTTCACGGTAAATCCAGGCGCCCTGAACGTCCCGATCCCATGGACGAGTACGCTTTCGGTGTCGAGGGTTTTTCTCGTCAGCTGGATGACCCCTGACCCTGCAACCTTCGCGTTGGCCACGCCTTCCCCTGCATAGACCAGTGGATAGTTCTGGTCGAGGTATGTGATGAACGGTACTTCCGAGCCTGGGATAGCTCGGCCTTTCGTCGGTTCGGGGGAGTAGTGCGACGGTTCCTGGCTCTGAGTCAAGGTCCCTTCCACCAGGAGGGTGACGTTAGACGCCAGTTTCAGGTTTCCCGAGAGGAATGTGTGACCTGCCGGAAGCAGGACGGTCCCCCCACCCTTTTCGCCCACTTCTTTGATCGATTCCTGGATCGCCACCCTGTCGTTGGTGACACCGTTACCTGCGGCGTTGTGCGGGGCATTCATCACGTTTACCACCAGTTCGGTCTGGGGTTCTGTGATGAAATGCCGGGACATCACGGTTTTTGGCTCCAGGAACCAACCCAATCTCGCGTCCTTGAGGGTCACAGAACTCTCCGTGCCAGCGCGATGACAAGCAGTACCAAGATGATGACGATCAAGATCCACACGATGCTCATATGTCTGCTCCTATCCTGACGGGTTCCCATTCCTCGACGTACGTGTCTTCTTCGTACTCTGCGAAGAACAACTCGCTGAACAACCACACCAGAGCGTCCATCCGGTCTGGCGATTTGTCTCCTTCACCCGGCACCCACGTACAGAGCTGATCTTCTAGCTCGGGGAATGCGCCTACGTGCCTGATGCGCGGGGGACGCGTGCTCCCGTTGCCGTAGAGGGTCGAGACAGGCTCCGCGCGGATCTGCTTGCCGCGCGAGGCGTGTACTTCATGGTACGGCACCATCGGGTCGATCGTTGCGATGACATGCTCAATCATGTTCCCGCCGTTGTTGACCTCGCCGATGATGTAGTCGGCGTTGTAGTGCTTGAATGCCCTCACCGCCCTTTTGCCCCAGCCGTCCGGCCCGAGATGGCAGGTGAGGTCTGCCAGCAGATATCCCAGGCCGTCTGTCCCTATACCACCGACCATGATGCCGGTATCTGCGGACTCCTCACCCGTGGAGACAGCAGGGTCGATGGCAACTGCAACCAGCACCATTTCGGGGATCTGGTCAAGTTCTGGTCGCAGGCGGCAGGCGTCGAGCACGAGTCGCGTCCAGAGCGCGCCCTCGATGTCATCGAGCAATTCACCGCGTAGCTCCTGCCGTCCTAGCCTGGTTCCTTCGTATTTCTTCCGCATCTTCTCGACCCACTCGGGTGGGTTGTGCGGGTTATCGAATAGCGAGGCATGGGTGACCACGGTATTCTCGATCTTGAGAATAGCGCGGAAATCAGTCGTGTTACGCGGTGTGGTCGACGCAATACTATGTGGGCGTGTGTGTTCTGCGAGTCGAAGACCGAATGCCGCCTGGTCCCACGCTTCCTTGAGTTGCGCATTAGCCGCCATCTCCTCCCACCAGTCAAGTTCGCGGTTACCTCCCGCCCTGAGCCTGTCGACGTCTTTGGGGAATGGCGTCCCGACGACCATCGCCTCCGAGCCGTTGGGCCAGGCGACCTTTGCACCACCCACGGCGTTGGGATGCCAGGTCACATCTGGGTCGATGCGCTTTAGGCCACTAGGGCCGTCGATGCAGGCTTCCACCGCGTCTCCGAGCGTCGGGGCGATGATGCGTCCACGAGCGCCTGGGTTCTGGTGCATGTAAGTCGCAAAGTAGTGAGAGCAGGCCTCGGTCTTGCCTGCACCTCGCCCTGCCTGAAGGACCCAGAGGTCGAAGAGTGAGGTCGGAGGCTGCTGGTGCGGCTCGAGGGTCCGGTTGATCGGACTTACCCACGGTTTTGGGAAGATGATGTCCATCGCCGCCTCGGTCGTACCCTGAGGTACCCCCTGTGATACAGCCGGCTCTCCCTTGGCTTTTTTGGCCTTGGGAGGCTTTGGCAGCTTGGGAGGCTGCTGAGGAGTGGCTTTCTGCCCCGGACGGCTCACGCTGCATTCTCCTGCGGTGTGGCCTCTCCTTTGGCAAGCTGGCGCAGACGGCGAATCTGGGATCCATCCCCACCCTCAAGCACCTTGAGATTAGCCTCCACCACTTCTGGCGCTTTCTCCAGCTGCTCGTCGGTCAAGTTCAGGCTGTCGAGGATCGATTTGATGACCGGCGCCATCACAGAGGCCATGACTTCCGCTGCCCGTGCCTTGCGGTCGTCGATGTTCAGGGTGATCATTTTCCCTGCGATCATCCAGACTTCCTTGCGGAGGTCCTCTTCCAGGCGGATCCACTCGTTGGGGATTTTTCCTACCATCGTCTCGCGCCAGATTTCGTCGGCCTCGAGATTTTCGACCCCTGAGATCGCATTTGCCAACATATGCGTGGCACGATCGAGGATGAACTGCATGGCGTTGCTGGGATCGATGTTCTCCTCGGGGGTGCCGGTCGTCAGTGCCATATTTCGCGCTTCACGCAACGCTTGGCGTTGAGAGCGGCGTTTGGTCTGACGACGTGCTGCGACGGACTCCTTGGATTTGGAGTTCTTCTTACCGGCCATCGTGATCTCCTGTAGTGGTTTTTGAGCCAAAAAAATAAAAGGGCCATCGTGATGCTGAGGTTCAGTGGTTCACCGTGCCGTAGTCACCCCCCACTCGCACTAGACATCGCCACACTATTTCAATCGCACTTCACATCACTGTGCACCGCTACTGTGACGTATAGTGCAATGCGAGTGAATGCGGGCGGGCGACGCTCTTCTGAGTGAACGATGGTGCGATCTTGCGTCTTGTGCATGACGGACAGCACGATGACGTATGGACGTTTAGGCCATCTTGCGATTTGCACTTGCATTGTGGACCGCAGGCTGGTACATTGTTCCTATGCACGTAACGCACAAAGGAGACAGTCACATGCCAGAGAACATCGACATCGAGGTCCGCGTAGAACAGCTAGCACAACAGATCAACCAGGACCCAGAGGCATTCGCTGCCGCCCTACAGGGCATCGCAGACAGCATGTACGCAGACAAGCCAGAGTACAAGCCGCTTGCTCTAGCCCTCAAGCAGGTAGCTGTAAGCGCAGGGGTCGTAGCCAGCTACGCAGAGTAGGGCCTATAGCAGCTACGCAGGACACACATACGTCGCCGCTGCTACAGACAGCCAGGAGACTACATCACATCGCCCTCCACACGCCTGTACTGCATGCGCAGCTTGCGTACGTACACCGCGCTGCAACCGAAGTCCCTAGCTACCAGCCTGCTGCTACGCGTATCGTTAGCTACGGCCTCCTTCCACGCCCTGCTACGGCGCTTACGGCCATCCCTGTACGTACGTGCCCTGTTACCTGTGGCTAGCTCCAGCGCATGCTGTGCATCGCCTAGCACCTGTAGGCGTTCCCAGTTGCACGTAGCCTCCGCATACCGCGTACGCAAGTCATCCAGATACGCGTTCGTCTCACCCGTAGGAGCGTTCCCCACGCTCTTACCCCTTGCCGTTTCGCTCCCTACACGCGCAGCGCCTACCGTAGACAGTAGCTCCAGCTCTGCGCACACCCTACGCATAAGGGACGTCAGCACAGCAGGGGCTTCGCTACGTGTCTTCAATCGCTCTACGTCCACCCACACAGCGTACATCGCAAACCCCTACATTCACCACCCCCTGTACACTGCCCTATACCACATTCGTCCGTTTTCAAATTTCCACTTGCATTTCGACTGCGGAGCTGTATAGTCGTCTTATCAAGTCAAACAGGGCACTGCACAAACCGCCCTACACGTCCTAGGAGGACAAGATGCCTACCACCAAAAAAACCACCGCTCGCAAGTCCACCAAGACCAGCACCGCTTCCAAGAGCACCAAGGTCAGCAAACCGAACAACAGCGCGTCGGAGACCGTCAAGTCGCTTGCAGAGGCGCACAACGTCAACTACCGCAAGGCGCGTCGGATCGCTCGTGCCGAGGGCCTCGGGGTAGGCAAAGGCGCCAAGTACGATCAGCTCACCAAACCGCAGGTCAAGAAGCTCAGCAAAGCGCTTGCCGCCGCAAGCAAGTAGCTCCCAGGCGCAGGGGTAGCCAAGCCCCGTCTACAGCAGCAACTCTGTAGGCGCCTCTCCCAGTCACACACAACCCCCCACGCAAAGGAGTCACCCTATGCAGACCCTCGAGAACATCGCAGCCATCTTGTGCATCTGCATCTTCGCACTTGCACCCGTCCTCACCTACTGCATCTGCACCAAGGAGCGTGTCTAGCTCATGTTGCCCACCTACTCACACTACCTGCTCCACCTGCTCACCTACATCACGCCTCTGCACTTCTTTCACCCCTCCGGCCTCTGTCGCGCGTACTTCGAACAGAGCGGCCACTGCATAGGCATAGCGCCAGAACACCTGCCTTAGCCCTCCTACGCCTCTCCCACCCCCTACAGGCCTTGCACCTTGCAGGGCCTTTTCCTTGGCTCCGTACGCGCTCCCACGTCGGTCAAACAGGCCACAGAAAAGGCGCCTAGTGCCGGGGAAGCCCTAGACGCCTGTTTCTGCACGATCCCTATGCACAACTCCCAGTCACAGGAGAACACTGCACCTACACAGTCTACACCACTGCCCTGCTCGTCTCCCACCTCCCTGCACTCACCCTCCCAGCAGACGTACAATACTCCTCCCTAGCATCCAGTCTACAGGAAGGTCACATTGTCTCTATCTATCTCCGCAGGATTTCTCACGCGCATCTGGGATTCACAACCACAGACAGGGGTGAAGTTCCTCTCCTACTTCGACGCTGAGCGGGAGTGGCAGGACAAAGCTTATCGCAAGCCACCGAAGGAACTACCTCACGATTCACTGGACGTCTACTTCGCACCGAATGTCTTCGACGACACAGTACGCCGAAAGCCCAACGCATTACCGGGAGTGTGGCTCTATGCAGACCTTGACGAGGTTGATCCTCTATCTCTTACTGATCTTAGACCTACTGTCGCCTGGACCACCTCTAAACTTCGCTATCAATGCTTGTGGCATCTTAGTCGCGCTCTACCTCCTGCGAAACTGGCACGTCTCAATCAGCTCACCACATATTACACGAAGGCGGATAAAGGTGGATGGGGACTGACCAAGGTACTGCGCGTACCAGGCTCCATCTCAACCAAGCACGGATACAACTTCGCAGTCAAACTTCTATGGGACGACGGCCCCACCTATTCACCGAAGGAGGTACTGGATGTCGTCAAAGTCGCTCGATCAGGAACTCCGAGAGTTGACACCAAGGCAACGGAAAGCCTACCTAAGCTACCTAAGATCACTGCATCGCGCATTATACGGCGACGTAAACCGAACGCGAAAGCGAGGAAGCTCTACAAAGCCAAAGTCGCAAGAGGAGATCGAAGCGCACGGCTCTGGGAACTAGAGTGCCTGCTACTGAAGGCAGGCTGTACGCCAGAGGAGACGCTGATAGTCGTACGCAAGACGATCTGGAACAAGTACGCAGGACAAGACAGAGAGGTCTCACAACTATGGACAGAGATACACAAGGCGGCGGCAAGCCTACCCGCAAAGTCCACCCAAGCCAAAGGAAAGGCTACCAAGGGAAAGGCGCGAAAATCATCTCGCAAAAACACGTCGGGATCGGCCT